TTATTTAAATGCCGGCAGCCAGCCGAACACATCCAGAATGACCGTCAGATACACAATCGCACCGCAGACAATCACCAGATTCAGTACCGCGCTGTTACACGGCGAACGGTAAATGGTATCGCTGTCGCTGTAGCGTTTGCGGGAGGCTTTTACCAGGAACGGCGGTAAAATCACACTCCAGATAGTAAAGGCCAGACCGGCATAACCGATGGCATAAACGAATCCGTTCGGGAAGAAGAAACACACCACCGCCGGTGGCAGATACGTCACTACTGCTGTTTTGAAACGACCGGCGCTGTCATTTTTAAAGTTCAGCAGGTCGGCAATATAGTCAAACAGGCCGAGTGTTGCTGCCAGCAGGGAACTGGCCACCGCAAAGTTACCGAAGAATGTCAGGATAAGATCCATGGTTTTCCCTGACATCACCCCGCCGATAGCCTCAACGAACACATCAATGTTCCCGCCTTTGGCAATAATCGGGGAGAAGTTGGCGCGGCTGATATTGCCCATCGTGACACCCAGCCAGAAGATATACAGCAGTACCGCAAATATTGTCCCGATAATGATTGAACGGGTAATAAAGCGGAATTTGGTTTTACCGTACAACTTCACCAGGCTCGGCACGTTACCGTGGAAGCCGAACGAAATAATACAGAACGGCAGTGTCATCAGAACATAAGGCAGATATTTCGTTCCGGGTATTGCCACTGATGCGGAATCCAGCAGATTGGCAATTTCCACGTGTGCAACCAGTCCGGAGAAGGTGGCAAAGAACGCGATAAACTTACCGAAAATTAAAATGGTGGTAATACGTCCGACCCATAATGAGCTGTACCAGACAATCGCAGCCACCAGACAGGCGACAATCACGACCGCGGCTTTTATCGGCAGGGCGACACCGGTATATTTCAATATCGTCTGAGTCAGAACAGCGGATGACCCGGATATATAGGCATACGTCAGAATATAGAGTACAAACCCGAAGGCAATACCCACGACAATATTCCATTTTTTGCCCAGTAACTCGGTGGTGAAGGTATTAAAGCTGGCGCCCGGTTCAAAATGCAGGTTAACTTCAACTAACATCAGACCGGTCAGCAACATCATAATTGCAACTAAAATCAAAATAACGGTGGCACCGGAAAACCAGACACCGGCCATCGCAATCGGCAAAGAAAACATACCGCCGCCAACGACTGTTGCTATAACAAGCATGGTTCCGCTGGTCAGTCCGGGTGATTTATTTGTATCGGCACTATGAATACTCATAATAAAAGTTTCCTATTAATGATAAATATCACCAACAGCATTCATATTTATCGATTTTATTTGTTCTTTATTGTTATAGGGATGCAGAGACAAAAAGGCCCCATTAAAATAATGAGGCCTCTGTCATCAGATAATTACACGTAATCAAAGCGTGCAGTGAAGAAACGTAACTGCTTCGGCTCGTATACGAACTTCAGCCCTTTAATGTCTTCTTTGTGTTTGAACAGTTTGATAATACCGTCAGCAACCAGATCCATGTGTGCATAGGTGTATACACGACGAGGAATAGTCAGACGAACGGTTTCCAGCTTCGGACGGTGATGGTCGCCGGTTTCTTTGTTACGGCCTGCGGAGATAATACCGCGCTCCATAGAACGTACACCGGTTTCCATGTAGATGCTGGCTGCCAGGCTCTGTGCCGGGAACTCATCCTGGGTCAGATGCGGGCAGAAACGGCGTGCATCGAGGAATACTGCGTGGCCGCCGACCGGCTCAACAATCGGTACACCGGCTGCTTTCAGTTTTTCGCCCAGGTAACGAACCTGCTTGACGCGGTGCTCGATATATTCGAACTGCATCGCTTCGCGTAAACCAATAGCCATCGCTTCCATATCACGACCGGCCAGACCACCGTAAGAAGGCATCCCTTCATAAACCACAACCAGTTCACGTGCAGCAGAGAACATGTCGTCGTCGTTCATACACAGGAAACCACCGATGTTCACCAGACAGTCTTTTTTACCACTCATGGTACAACCGTCAGCGTAGCTGAACATTTCGTGAACGATGTCTTTAATGGAGACATCTTCGAAGCCTTCTTCCTGCTCTTTGATGAAGTAGGCGTTTTCCACACAGCGGGTCGCATCGTAGAACACTTTGATGCCGTGCTTGTCACATAACTGGCGGACTTCACGCATGTTTGCCATAGAGACCGGCTGACCACCTGCCAGGTTTACGGTTACCGCCAGACAGATATAAGCGATATTTTCCGCGCCTTTCTCAGCAATCAGTTTTTCCAGTTTTTTAATGTCGATGTTGCCTTTGAATTTCACATCCAGGCCCGCATCGTGAGCTTCATCGCGGACGATATCGATGAATGTCGCACCATTTTTTTCCTGGTGATAACGGGTGGTGGTGAAGTACATGTTACCTGCAACATACTGACCCGGTTTGATAGCTAATGAAGAGAGTAAGTTCTCTGCACCGCGGCCCTGGTGAGTAGGAACGATGTGTTTAAAGCCGAATAATTCCTGAACAGTTCTTTCCAGATGGAAGAAGTTTTCGCTGCCCGCGTACGCTTCGTCACCCATCATCATGCCGGCCCATTGTTTATCGGACATGGCGTTGGTGCCGCTATCGGTCAGTAAATCGACATAAACGTCTTTGGAATTCAACAAGAAAGTGTTGTACCCGGCCTCTTTCATTCTTTTGATACGCTCTTCGCGAGGGATCATGGATACGGTTTCAACACTTTTAATACGATACGGTTCTGCTGGATACATCATGGTAAAATCTCCAATTATTTATAATAATAACTCGATAATTTACACAGGCATTTATCTGTTTATAAGTATCATGCCTTGTGAATGATATAGCATTTGTAAATCCGGTAGTGTTCTTGTCTTAATTCAAATTCAGTTTTTTTATTTCTGTTATTTCTTTCTCTGCCATCCTTTTCGTTTGGCGTGAAATCATCATGCGTGAAAAAAAATGAAAAGGGAATGGGGGGTATTGAAATAAACAAGATCCGTATTAATCACAGGTGTAAACCGGGTGATCTGTATCACTTAAACTAAAATAATTCATTATATTCAATGAATTGTGTTTGTTAATGTCTTGTTGTGTATTTATGTTAAATATACATTTACCTCATCGTTAAAATCCGGGAGTAATATGAATAATTCAATGCTGTCGGGCAGTTATGCTGCAATGAAAAGCCATTTTATTCTGTATGATTTTATATAGGTTAAGAAAAAGTAAATAAGGATAAAACGTACAAATTTAAATCTATCTTTACAGGAAGAATAAAAAAACGGATGAGAAGTCTTGTTCTTTTTTAACAAAAACTATGCATCAGATGCATTGATATGGCAATTTAAGTTAAAATATCTTATAAGTAACCATTGTTATAATCACATTTGTTTTTATTGATCATACGGAAAAACGTTATGATTTATTGAATCCTTCAACTGAAACCTGGGATAAAAATAAAAATGTGACACAGTCAGGATAAATTTGATGATAAAGATCACATTGATAATGTTACGTTACATGAATGAAAAGTAAGCGACAGCAGGGAATAACAAAGATATTTAATTAAAGCAGTGAATTGTTATGCATTCTGGCATGTGGTTGTTTAGTGATCATATTCACGGTTTCGCATTTACAGTCATGTTAGTAAAGCAAAACGCTGTACTTAAATGTTTACATTATCAGTGGGTGAATAGTAACAGGATGTGTGTGATATACATATTTCCCCGGGTCTTGTTATTGAAATTTAACGCTATTATTTTCTATTTATTTGGCATTTAAATCCATAATGCATATTAATATCAGTTGATAATTAGAATCAAGTTCTTGTTGTCAGGTTATTCATCTTTGATGGTATCCGGAGTGATTTACAGAGACAGACACGATTTCATGAAGAATCAGCAACCGCCCGCTGAAAACGGAAAATAACGAATTTGTGCTTCAGATCACGCAAGGAAGGTATGAATAAAGAAGAAAAATCAGGCAAAGCGGCAGAGATTTCCGGTTTTCAGCTTGAAAACCCTGCCGGGCAGGAGTGTAATAATGCCGTGCCGGATTAGCTCAGTTGGCAGAGCAGTTCATTCGTAATGAAAAGGTCACCAGTTCAAATCCGGTATCCGGCACCAGTAAATCAATAAGTTACGCGATAAATAAATCAGACTACATTTTTGCGTGCCATATTCGTGCCATGAGCGCTAAAAATGTCATCGATATTTTTCGCGTGCTCCTGCAAGTGAGCGGGTGATAAGTGAGCATATCTTCGTACCATTTCTATGCTTTCCCATCCGCCCATTTCCTGAAGCGCTGACAATGGCACACCGGCCTGAATTAACCAACTCGCCCAGGTGTGTCGCAAATCGTGGAACCGGAATCCCTCAATTCCTGCTCTGCGCATTGCACTTTTGAAAGCCTTGTTTGCATCGGCACGCATAGGAACTAACTCTGTAGTGCCGTGCAGCTTTCTTTCCCTGACGAAAACGAACTGCTCATGCCGGCCAATTTGCTCGCGTATTACCTGGCAGGCGGTATCGTTCAGAGAAACACCTATGGCACGGAAGTTTTTAGACTGATCCGGATTTATCCATGCAACCTTTCTCACCAGGTCAACCTGTGACCATTCCAGCCCCATGATATTTGACTTCCTCAGGCCGGTGGCGACAGCGAATGTAATTACCGGCTTCAGGTAGTCGGCCGCATGACTGATAAGTGCGTTAACCTGCTCACGCGTCATCCACTTTATACGCGGTTGCCGCGGCGGAGTGGCTTTTATATACGGGGCATGTTTCAGCCATCCCCATTCATTAGCCGCCATTCTCAGCATTGCCCTGATAAACGCCAGATACGCATACTTAGATGCCTGTGACGGATAACCGCCGCCGGGCTTCTGTTTCTTCATCCGTGATATGATATTCTGGCATTCATTATTGGTTATCGTACTTATTGGCCGTCCCTTGAAATATTGCAGCCAAAATCTGATCCGGCCTTTGTCTGCGTTAATCGTTCTTTTACTCTGCTTCTCTTTTAGCCACCGTAAGCACGCTTCCTCAAAGCGATACTCCGGCTCCTCTCCAAGGCGGTCTATTTTCCAGTAGTCCGCCTTTAATTTATCGTGCAGCTCTTCTGCTAATTCGCGGTCTGACGTGCCAAGGCTTTTTCTAACTCTCGTTCCGCCTGCTGAAACGAAATCACAGTGCCACACGCCGTACCGTAGTTTGATTGACATGATTTTAATCTCTCCTTCGATTTGTCACGACAATCAGTATTCACCAGGTTATTTTCATGAATGCTGATCGCATAAGCAAGACAATCCGACTTCAGCATGCGATACCGGCCGTAAATAACTCTTCCGTTTTCGCCTCTGGTCTTCCTCTGGCTGGCAGTGAGTTCGCCAGTTCGGATTAACCGGCGCACTTCACGTTCAGAGCATTTCAATAACTGAGACGCTTCTTTTGTGGTCAGAACCTCATCATTAAGATCCATCCTTCATCTCCTTCTGTAGCGTACGCACGTAATACCTGAGCACTCTCTTTGCCGGAAAGCGCAGGTGATTAAGTGGTTTAAATTTCGGTGTGTATTTGTCGAGTATTGCGGTGTGTTGTTCGTCTGATGTGTACTGCATTAATTCCTTCAGGCATTCCCTTGCTATTCGTCTGCGTCCGTTCTCTGCTTCCTGTGGTGTCATTGGTCACCTACACTGAGTAAATTACCTTTCTGAAATAAAGACTGATGAGCGACAGTGCAGTTTTTAATTTATTTCCTTCATGCTCAGTAATGAAGTGGCGTTCACATTTTTCACAGGTGTAGCCGTAATAAAACAACTCACTTTCATTAAGTCGCTTATTGCATATTTCGCAGCGGTGACTATTTTTCATTCTCCGCATCCTTCATCATCAGGAATACTTCCATAGCGGCGCGGTATAAATTTTCATTAATGGAAAGAAATTCACCATCCGAGGCGCTACAAATCCATTCATCACCGTTGAATAAACTGGATATCCCATTCTCAATAATAATCGGCATTGCGTCCGCTGGGTTATTGCAATAATCAGGTAGCTCTACTGTTTTGCTTGAATTAATACCATAATTGAAGAATGTGAAAGGTTGTTCATCCGTTGGTGACAAATACCAATCACCGTAGATTGTAATTTCAGCCACAGCCTTATTAATCTCAAAGTCTGATTTATCACGATATTTGTTCATCATTAACCTCATAAATATCAAAGCCGACTTTCATTCCGTTATCAGTGGTTAATATCGTCCTTTTACCTTCTTTATTGTTATTACTGATAATCATGACGACTGCGGACAAAACATCATCAGTGACGTCTCTTTTTTCGCCTGTGATAATCCGCGCTTTTGGCATATCTTTACCAGCGGGCTTAGCTGTTCCGATATAGCACTTGTTGGTTAAAAAACTGACATTGAACTCAATCTTATTTAGTTGCTCTAATTTCATGGTCTCACCACCTCCGCACACACTAATTCAACATTCCGCACAGTCATCATCTGCACTGCGCGGCTCTCACATTCTTCGAGCGTATAAATATCATCAGTAACAGGAACAGCAGAGCCGTGCATCACCAGCAGTAATACAAATCCGATTGTCATGGTTGTTCAGTCGTCGTTATTTAACTCCAGTATCTTTTCACTTAATGAAAAAACTCTGCCGGTGTCGGTTCCGTAACCTAATTTTTCCAAAAACTCGCAGGCATCCTCTCCGGCTGACATAAATGAATGGTCGAGACCGGCGTATTGGTCAAATACAGAAATTAAATGACCAATGGCTTCGTTGCGCTCGTTTTTGAGCTTATCGATATCCAGATTATCACGCGATGCCTGCCAGCCAATCCACATTAAATCGACATCCCGGTTAGCGTAATTTAATCCGTTATTTGCCTTTTTTAATTTCAGCTCCAGCTCTGCTGAGTCGGTATGCAATTTAATGTATTCTTCGAACTGCTGTCGTGATATATCCATCACCCCTCCTGAATCTGCTTAATTGCTTCACGCACTGCGTTCAATCTGGATTCCATGCGGATACATTCAGGATTATCCTGAGTAGGCCACTGAGCTAAATATGCCTCACCTGAAAATAAGCATCCGTAATCACCAGCCGGTGATGTGTTCGTGAGCCTGTACCTTATATCTTCGCTATATTCGCAATCATCAAACATAGTTCGGGCTTGAAATTCATCAATAATCTGCTTTTTGCGGCACCGTAATATTTCCTTTTTAACAAAGGCGATATTATCTTCATTATCAGCATCAATGGTTCGGTGCATATTGCTATCAAGATAACCAATCCAATATTCGTTTGTTATCCAAAGCAGAAACTCAGTAAGCGGCATCCCCATCCCACCCCAACTGCATGACCATGATTTGCCGAACTCGCTGATGGTTACACGTCCGTGCCGGTTATCACCTTCATCCTCAAGATAAACATGAATAGGGTCGTGATTCTCAACGCCTGAAAGTACTAATTTAGTAATTTTTTGCTGCTCCACTTTCATATTCATTCCTCTGTTATCAGCATATAAGCCCTTATGAACTCTTCCGCGACCGGCGCGACGATGGCATTTCCGTAGGCGCGAAGTTTTCCCACTCGACAGGTAATCCCATCAGCCAGCGGGAATGTTCCGGGTTCAACTGGCCTCCACTTGCCATCCCGGCAGAACAACCAGTCAGCATCTCGCCAGTAGCCGTTAGTCGGGCCGGTGTAGCAATCGCAGCCAGATGCTGTAGCTTTCTTTGAATTTTCGTTCCATTTGGTCTTTTTGATATCAAAGCGTCCTTTGGCCTCGGATTGCTGGAATTGTTTGTTGTTGGTGTATCCCATCCGGCTAATTTCGCAGCCGTTTGAATATTCATTCCTCCCTGCCTGCCGCTGGTTCCGGCTCCCCGGCTGCTCCCCGCCAGTGGTGTGGGCCATCCTGCCATCCATGCTACCCGACCCAGCAGGGCATTCAGTGGAACGTTCTGGCATTCCTTTCCATCCTTCCAGTCCCGCGTTGTCGGAGTCGGCCACCCAGAATAATCGCTGTCTGATATGCGGCGCACCGAAGCCCGCAGCGCATAAATCAACTGCGCCGACGGCGTAGTTCGCTGCTTCCAGGTCAGTTTGAACAAGGTCGAGCCATCCGAGGCCGTCTTTGCTTGCAACCTGCTCACCAAAGATAATACCAGGCTTGCACTCGCTGATGAGGTGGAAGAATGCAGGCCAAAGGTGCCGCTCGTCAGCAAACCCATTTCCTTTGCCTGCCGCGCTGAAAGGCTGGCACGGGCAACTTCCTGTCCAGACTGGTTTATCATCCGGCCATCCTGCACGGCGCAGGGCAAGTGACCACACTCCGATACCGGCGAAGAAGTGGCATTGTGTGAATCCGCGTAAGTCATCTGGTGTGACATCTTCAATACTCCTTTCGTCCACCACACCCGGTGCTATATGACCGGCAGCAATGAGATTCCGTAACCACTGAGCAGCGAACGGATCGTTTTCGTTGTAAAATGCAGTCATTGTTATTTCCTCAGCATCCCTGCATTACGCTTCATCCTGAAACGGTGGGGTTATTCCGGCGATACAGTTTCGTACTCGCCTTCAAAAATAGATGCGTGTTCCTGGTCCACGTTGGCCTCTGCTTTTTCATCCAGAATGACGGCCCTTTGCATCTCGATAGATACCGGCAGATATTTGAACAGGCGGCGGATGACGGTCTTTTTCGCCATTTCTTCCCAGTGAGATACCCATGGACCGTTTTTACCGGCCTTGCTTGAATCGCGGACCTTCTCAATCTGAGAAAAAGACATAACCTCAAACTGAACGCCGCCTTCTTTCAGGCGGGCCACTGCATAAACGTGGGTGATTGGGCCCGAGTCATTTTCGCCGGGTACGTGTGTAAGGTCCTCGTTTAAGCCATATTCAAAATGAAAACTGTCACCTTCGCGCACAGTGCGGGCCGATATACTGATAATTTGACCGGACCGGCGGGCTAGGTCGATCATGCCGCGGTATCCGATAATTAACTGAACATTTGATTGCCCTGATGCCGCTTTCCCATTGCCGAATGGAAGAAGGTAGGCGTGACCCAATGCGTTGCCTGGCTCAAGGCCAAGTTGCGAGCACTGGACAACAGCGCCGATAAAGCTTTGCATGTCACAGGTTGCCAGTGATGGTGTTTTCCGTATCTCGGTGGTGACAATCCTGATCATGCGGTCCGGTGTTATATGCCGCGGCAGGGCAGCTGATAATTGTGCCTTCATGCCTGGCTGGTTTATAAACTGGATTAGCTGCTGGTCTTTTGTTTTTTCTTTAACCGCGGTCCCTTGTGCTTTTTGCAGGTCCGCCTGTGCGATTGGTGGGTTACTCATTTCTCAATTCCTTTGCGTAGCGTGGCAGTGATAGTGTTCTCAGGCCGGGCCACTCATCCGTTTTAATGCACTCGGCGTATGTTCTGAGATTTTGTTTGTATGCGGACCGTCCGGCATCCTTTGCCACATCATCCATAATGAATACACGGACCGGATATCTTCCGCAGTCGATTGTTGTGCTGACCGCGAGAAATACGAACACCGGTAACTCTCCGGACAGGTCCTTATATCCGTCTGAGTAAAACGAGTCCTGAACGTGATATCGCATATCGTAAAAAGCGCGTTCGAAGCGGCCCATATCCGCGGTGCTTTTCACATCGACAATCCATCCGTGTTGGCCTATCAGTTTGTCTGGCCTGCACCGGCAAAGAATGTCCGTTTCCTTGTCCTTCCAGTAAATGCTGCTTTCGGCTTTTCCGTCAGCTTCAAGGCACCATTTGGCGATAGGGTGGGCCATGGCACTATCCCGCATGATCATCAACTTCCTGTTGTCGTCATGGGTTATTGGCGTGATTCCTTCCTTTTCGCACATGTCGAAGAATTCCTTTTCTTCCTGCTTCCCTGCTGATGTGCGTCTGTTTACTTCCGGTCCTATCCTGTACCGGTTATTGAACTCATTAGGCTCAAGCAAAAGGCAGTGAATAGCGGTCCCGAAATCCAGAGCCTTTATTTTTTCCTCATCCACCGGGGCATTCCGTTGCCAGATAAAGTCAGCCGGTGATTGTTCGATAAGGTCCAGCTGCGATTTACTTATCCCTGGCCCGTTGTGATAATCATCATTGCTGATGTCATCGTAGATACCTGGCTGCATACGAACTCCTGATATTGCCAATAACGTCAAAAAGTGATTTCCATATCTCCTCTTGAAGATCCTCGCTGACTTCATCCAGAAGGCGCTGAGGAAGTTTATTAAAAGCATCCGTTGTCAGTTCGCTGACTTCCGTGTCCGTGGCATCCTGCCATGCTGCATGCTCCAGCCGCCGCTCTTCCTGAGCATCCTGTGCTGCGTATGCGTTCATGCTGCCTCCTTGCGCATCTTCTCCGCTATCCGTGCGAAGAAAGAACTTCCGTGTCCGGCCTTGATTAACTCGTCCGTGAAATCGTCCATGTATTCGTTGTTGATCATGAATTCGACCAGTTCGTTCATGCTCCATGCTGACGAACTGAGAAGCTGATTCAGGCTTCCGGTAATGTGATCGAACCCTTCATGCGTTGTTACTTTCCGGCCAAGCACCGTCCGTGATGATGTCTGCCCTCCGGATATTTCCAGTCTCTGCATAAATCCCCCTTACATCGCCGTCGGGATAACAGCTACGGCGGCGACAATGACGAGTGCTAAATACTCAACCCAGCGAGGAACGTGCTTATTCCGCTTGGCTTGAGGCGTGACAATACGCACCGCGCAGCCATCGAGCATTGCGCGACAAGGTTTAGTTTTCATGTTGTTTACCTGCTGATATCCCGATGTGGGATAGGGTGGGTTACTTCTGTGTGATTTCGGTGATCTGAAGGTCTTGGATGTCGGCTTTGCCAATCAGCACACCGAACAAATACATGTGCTCTGTGCAGTCGGCTTCATCCTCGGCCTCGATATCCTTTTCCCATGGCTTCCCGTTCCATTTGCACGTTACTTTAAACATCGGCATGTTACTTCCTCCTATGCACTTCCCTGTGCTACGTGATGTCCGAATAGTTATCCCCGCTGCGGGGTGTTAGTCAGTATTGGTGATTGGTGGCAGGTGACATATATCCTGCTCAGTGCCGCGGTGTTTTTTTATCGTAGCCGACCGTTCCGTCAACGTAGATGCACATCCCTGTGTTCGCTTAGGACGTTCCGGCTGCTTATCTTGTCCCGACCGTTTGCCGATTGTCATTCGGCATTCACCAATCCCAATACTGACTGTTATTAACTCACCATAGCCCATCAGGTCATGCTCGCACTGTAATCCCGAAATCACCTTTCGGCTGCTTGACCTTAACTCCGCTGAAAATTGCCACTTTAGGCAGGCAGCAGTTATCACCGGATGGGTAATACTGTGTTGGTTTCAGTGTCAGCACCGGACGTTCTTCTTTCGCTGGCGCAAACACTGAATCAAAAATCTCCTCCACTGAGCGGCTTTTAGGCTTCGCTGCATACTCCTCACGCTTTCTGTCCCAGAAAGCCATTTGCTTTGCTAACCGGCGGTTCTTCGCGTTGTCTTTCTTTGGAATAACAGTAATTGTTGCCATATTGCCTCCTGAGTAATTTTTGGTGATTGGTGGTGGTCGCCTAGTACCACACGTGCCGCCGTAGCATTCACCAATCCCAAAAACCACTCAGTGGTGATCTGACACTTATTCAGATCAGGTTCCCGATTATTAAAGAGCTAAGTCCGTTTTATCTTTGGCTCCGTGCCGTTGATAGAAGTATATTCACAAAATGTGATTTTAATGTCAACCACAAAATGTGTTTAATGGTGTAATTATGGGTAATCGTTTTGATTTGAAAAGGAAAATAAATTTATAAGTAGTCACGTTTTGTGTGATGGATCACACAGGCGGGAGAATTGCAGGCACAAAAAAGCCCTCGCGGGGAGGGCTAATGAAGGGGCTATAAATTAATTTTCCCTTTTTTGTGTTGAGGTTTGCTCTAGTTGGTCTGACTTTCCTTTGTATACTCCGGCCAAGTATCCAGCCAGAACGCCGCCGCCTATTTTAGCCAATTCAATCGCATATTGAGCATTTCCTGTATACATTGATACTACAACAACAAGTACAACACATACTGCAACCAAGCACTTAAAGTTGACCTTTTTGTTCTCTATGTCGCTAAAATAACGCGTTTGCGTTTCCCTGTCTTCCTTTTGCGCATCGATAGACTTTAGGGCAATTTCTTTATTACTTTCAATCTCTTGACGTCTTATTTCTAATTCTTGCGTTTTAAAGTCGATTTCTTTAGATTTTAATTCAATCTCTTTAGATTGAACCTCAACAAACTTCTCGATAGCGGCTATTGGATTTGGCTTATCTTTTTTGGGCTGTTGTTGGTTTTTATCTTGCTCGTCAGCTATTGTTGATGGCAAGCTTGATGATTCATTTGCGTTCATACATTGATTTCACAAAGTACCGGTATTCTATAAGTGACTTTAAATGAGCCAAAGTTGTCATCACCAAATCGTGGGATCAGATACTCAACTTTTTCAATATTATCATTATGATCCTGAATTATTTTTAGATATTCAGTTGGTGATACTTTTTTAGCTTTAACTGGTTCAAATACCTTTTTGTAACAATCTTTTCTTTTTTGATTGACTCTCATATGACCTCCTAAAGGTGACCCTAAAGTCTCAGGTTGCACTTCCATATATCGAACCTATAAAACAAAGGGACTAAAAATCTATCATTAAAAAGACACTGATTCAATTCAAAGTAGGCATATAAGATAACTCTGTCAAGTTTATGTATCCCACACCCTAAAACGTGTCGTCAGGCCACTGTGACTTAACTACTTTACCCACTATCTGGCAGTTGCCATTGATAGTTATCAGGTCATAGCGCGGGTTCAGCGGCTCTAAATATTCAACACCACCATCCCTGATCAGTCGCTTAAACGTGAACTCATCGTTTAGCATGCGGGCCACACAGAAATCCCCGAACTCAACATCCTCTTCAGGGTCAACAAGTATCAGCATGCCTTCTGGAAAGCTTGGTTTCCCGCCCTGCGGGGCAGTCATGGAATGCCCTTCAACCTCTAGCCAAAATGCTTTGTTGCTGGCTTTCTTTGCTGTAGGAATCCAATCTTCAGCATCCCTGTCTGTGTATGAGTTTCCGTTTTCAGTAAAGCATCCGGCCTGAACTTTGGTGAAAAGCGGGTATGAGTAATTTCTCACTACCTGTTCAGCTTGACTTCCGAACATTAACTCAGCCGGAGACACCCCCAGAACCTCACTGATGATCATGGCATCGTCTGCGCTTATCTTTCTTTCCCCAAGCTCATAATTACCGATTCTTGAGGCAGCAGAATACCCGCACAACTTAGCAAGCTGCGCCTGGCTTAACCCTTTTGATTCGCGAATAGACTTCAGCCTTTCGCCGATGATTTCGTTTATTTTCTTCATACCCATCTTTTAACACAAACTGTGATTTAAGTATTTAAACGTTTTGTGATTGACAGTTAATCACATATTGTGTGTAATGTTATCTGTATACATGGAGGACATCAATTATGAACAACATTGCAGAACAGCGAAAAAAATTAGGAATTTCTCAAGCTGTTTTGGCTTCATCAATCGGATGGGGTCAATCACGGATTGCTAACTATGAATTAAACACTAGGACTCCGGGATTGAGTGAATGCCGTCAGATCGTAGAGGCGCTACAAAAACTTGGCGCCAAATGCTCGTTAGATGACGTTTTCCCACCGCAAGCTGCATAAGCCAACCGCTCTTTACACAATTTAGCCCGTTCCGGATATGTGCTGGAACATTTTTCAACACAGCAACACCTCACAGGAAGTGAGCGAATAACTGTATCTCAATAAGGACATTATGAATTATGGAAAATGCAAATCCACGCAAATCGTTTAATCGGTTTGTGTCAAATCATCTGATGGCAACAGCTCATCAGGCACTGAGAAGCACCACACAGACAGTGGTTGCAAAACTGCTCGGTGTACACGATTCAACAGTCTTACGCAGAACAGAAAAGTTACCGGAGATATGCGAGACATTGGCCGCAGCCGGTATCACAGATTTTGTTTTGCCAGGCGAGAAGAAAATCAGCGAGGAAGAGTACCGGTTTCTGTGGAAGCAGATCGGCGAACTCTCTCTGATGAGAACAAAAGAAAACGCCCCGGCTGTTGGAGCAGCAGAGGCGCATTAGTAAATCACACACTGGAGTAATTATACATGAAACAACGGTTTAATTACAGCGCTGTGCATAAAAACATCGCCGAATACAACGAGACACGGAGTGTCACTGAGAAAGGCGCGAAAGCACTCAGGGCGGCTTTTAACGATGCTTTATTGCGGAAAGCCCATAGGGAAGAACTGACCGGAGGTAAACGGCATGAACAGTAACGTTGCATACGCTGACTTTGGAGCCGCACGACGGCAAGAGAGGCCAACGGTGGCAGATCTTGATAACGGGTATAGCAGAATAGCGCATGAGATACTGGACGCTACCATGGCGTCAGGATTAAGCGAAACAGAACTCTGCATCATCATGGCTGTATGGAGAAAAACATACGGCTATAACAAAAAAACAGACTGGATAAGCAATGAGCAATTTGAGTCGATGATTATGAAGCATTCCACTCATTGCTCGACGGCTAAAAATCAACTTATCAACAAAAAGGTTCTTATCCAGGAAGGGCGTAGAGTGGGCATTAATAAGAACATTGGTGAGTGGAAAACAAAAAATAACGGATTCTGCAAAACATTAGCTAAAACTGCTAAGGAAACCTTAGCAACATCAGCTAAAGCAACTAAGCGGAAGGTGCTAAACACAAAAGACAATAATACAAAAGACAAGAAAGACAATAACCCCCTTGCCCCCGAGGGGGAAAATATCGCTCTTGAAATTCTCGGGTACTACAACGAGCTGACCGGATCAAGATGCCAATCAATCGCACCAATCCTGAAAGCGCTTAACACTGTCAAGTCGAAAGGCGAGTGCTTCACTGCAGACGAAATAAAACTGGTTATGGAATGGGCGGTGAAGATATGGAAAAACGGCAAGTCCGTTAAGCCTGAAAACATCTGCAGGATGACGCGGTTCGACGGATATCTTTCTGACGCGATGAAGTGGAAATATCGTGACGGAATAAACCCTGAGCCATGCCCTCATGAAGAGCTGATTAAATCCTGGAACCGGCATGTCCCTGAACGCGCAGTTGATCTGCGTGACTGGACGAAACAACGACCTGCATACAGCCATCTGGAAGAGGTCTGGAATGGAAAAACAAACAAAGACCAGTGGCGGGAAGTGAAACATGTCGATACCTGTTTCCGTCTGATCTCACAGTCATCGCTGTTTACCGGATTGAGTGACAAGCAGTGGCTGAATATCGACTGGGTACTTAATCCTGCGAAGTGGCTGCAGGTGTACGAGCAGGCGAAGCGTGAATACAAGGAACGGCAGAGCGGAGTTAACTAATGGAAAATAAATTCACAGACTACCTGGCAGAAAAATCAGTTATTGGCGGGGTGCTTATTGCAAACGATGAGACAGAAGAAATCGCCATATCTGCAATGGAGTCACTGACCGAAGATGATTTTACGTCTGCAGCGCACAGAATCATATTCAAGGCGATGCGCCGAATGATGAACAGCGGCGTACGGGTTGACCTGATTTTGCTTAGCGGGGAATTAGACCAGTCGGGAGAATCAGGAGTGACGGGCGGATTTGCGTACCTGGCCGAATGTGCAAAAAACACGCCGAGTATCACAGCGCTCCCAGCGTATGTGCAAAAAATAAAAGACCTGACAAATGCCAGAAAAACACTCGCAGTCCTTCATGGCGGAATATCAAAAATCACAGCTGCAGGTGTTAGCAACCTTACCGATGTTGTCGGGGAGGTTCAGTCGTCGATCTCATCAATGGACACCGGTTCAGTTGTTGAAACTCAGCACATCATGGACGGTGTAACTGAGTCGATAAACATTCTGGAATCTATGCTGAACGGTGACATCTGGAAGCATAAAACGCAGTTTGGCCTGCAGGATATCGATTCTTCTTTCGGCGGGTTCAACAATACGGATTTTATCGTTGTTGGCGGTCGCCCGGGCATGGGTAAAACCATGTTCAGTACAGCAATCACGAAAACCATCGGACTTAAACAGCGTAAGCCTGTCGTGTTTTACAGCCTTGAAATGCCGACCTGGCAGATATCAGAGCGTATAGCGTTTCATCATGGCCGCGTTGATAAACAGTCATTGCTGGGTGACGACAAAGCGAAGATAAACCAGGAAGAAGCGTGGGCTAAGTTATCGAACGCGCTGGGAGATATTCAGGAATCCCCGATTTATATCAATGATCGGCCATCGATGAGCATTCATGAGATCCGCGCAGATGCACGGAAGATGCACAAAAAGACCGGCGGGCTGGGTGTGATCATCGTCGACTATCTGCAGAAGATGAAAATGACCAATCCGGAGAATATGAATCAGTCAGTGGGAGAAATAGCAACCGGCCTGAAAAACCTCGCCAAAGAGCTTAAGTGCCCCGTAGTGGCACTTGCGCAGCTTAACCGTAATCTTGAGCAGCGTGTTAATAAGCGGCCTGTGAATGCTGATCTGAGAGAATCTGGCGTTATCGAGCAGGAGGCAGATGTCATTTTCATGATTTACCGGGATGAAAAATACAATCCTCAAACCGACCTGAAAGGAGTGACTGAAGTTATCTGTACCAAATCACGACACGCACCAGGCGCTGAAAAAACGTATTACTTCACGAATACCCACGGCGGACTAGACCAGGCGGATTTAACCCGCATCAATACATCTGGTTATCAGGACGATATCGAGTGCTAACCCAAGACAGAAGGACTTTTGATTATGGAACCAACGGATTTTGAAAAGTGGTGTGCTGAAGAAACTGGAATTCCGGTTTTTATGATTGTGAGCAACCGGAAAAATAATTCATGCGGTATTGATGGGTACGAACACATGTCAATTAACAGTAAATACCGCGCCTACATGGCCGGAGTTCGCAGCAGACTGCCGTACCAGACACCGCCAAAAGGAGATGAAGATGAAATGGATTAAGTGCTCGGAAAGAATGCCTAAGCACAGACAGCGAGTGATTATAGCCTCTGAATCCGGCGTTACATCGGGATATTACGATGATGGTCGTTATCTGAAAAAGCAGGTCGGTAAATGGTATTCCGAAAATCGGATACTCGGTGAAGACGTAACCCACTGGGCACCGATGCCACAACCACCGGAGGAGTGATGAAAGCAATATCAATCAGACAGCCGTGGGCATGGCTGATAGTCAACGGGCATAAAGACATTGAAAACCGCAGCTGGCGCACGAAGTATCGAGGTCAGGTTCTTGTCCATGCGTCTCAGGGCGTAAAGCGGAGTGACTATGACGCCGCGTATGCTTTGGCTTGCCGCCTCGGAATTAAGCTTCCGCACCGCTCAGAGTTTGAAACCGGCGGAATTGTCGGAGTAACCACAATCACCGACTGCGTGGAACAAAGTGAATCGCCGTGGTTCTTTGGCGAGAAAGGTTTCGTTCTGGCAGATAGCCGATCGTTGCCGTTTGTGCAGATGAAAGGGCGGTTAAGCTTTTTCGAAACAGGAATAGAGCCGGAGGAGTGATGAAAGCGAAACCAATGTTTGTCAACGGCGCTCCATCCACTGACGGTGATTTTAATCCGGTGCGTGTAACTGAAACACAGGCAAGGAAAAAAGCCGCGCAGATGCAATCAGCAATGCGTAAAAAGTCATGGGGTAAGTCGGCTGTGGGAATCGTCTTTGATGCTGGCAGTCACTTCAATGTATCAGTCGGATTTCCTGAGCGTAACAAGGTGGTTTGAAATGACAGAGAAAACACAGAAACTTAAGCCGTGCCCTTTTTGCGGGGGTAATCGTATTTTTGTGGCGACTCATGAATTCGATGAAATGCCGGATTACTACAAGGTTGAGTGCAATGAATGTGAGTCTGAAACAGGATTCAAACTCAGCAAGCATGCCGCAATCTCTGCCTGGAACCGCAGAGCACCACAATGTGAGAAGGAGTAGGGGATGGATGAGATTATCAAATACGCGACCATCGGCCTGATGGGGGTCGGTTATTTTTGGATTATCGCAAAATCAGTCGAGTGGTTTCTGAGTCTGATATTCAGGAAGGCATTCAAGCGTAAGGAAAAAGACCGTAAGCAGGCGGCGATAAACGAACTGTATGATGCCTATGAGCTTGGTGACATGAAGCCCGGAGATGACCTGAAGATTACAACAAAAGGCGGCTTGGTCGTTTTCATGTATCGCAGGCCGGAGGAATAGGGGGCTAAATGGAAGCAGAATTTCTCTTCCACGAAACAACCAAAGATGCAGCCTGGCAACACCTCAAAGAAGCACTCGCAACAAACAAACCCCACCGAGTAATCATCAAGCCTTGGAAATCTACCCGCTCACTATCTCAGAACGCCACGTTTCATATGTGGTGCGGTGAGATAAGCAAGTATCTGTGTGACAACGGCTCTAAATTCACGCCTGAGACAGTCAAGGAAATGCTTAAGCATACATTCCTCGGCTACGAGGTCACTGAAATGATAGACGCCACCACGCAGCATACAGAGCGCGTAAGGACTATGAGAAAAACATCAAAGTTAGACACAGGGGAAATGTTCCACTTCATGGGGCAAGTTGAGCGCTGGGCTACTGGCATCGGTTGTTTTGTGACGATACCCGAGAATTCGGAATATATGAAACTCAAAAGGGAGCAGGACGCATGAAAGAACCTCACATACACCAGCTTCTCACCAATGACGAAGCCGATAACCTCTGTGCTCACTACAGGAGCAAAGGATATAACCCGGTGAAGTCACTGAATATCAATCCTCAGTATTTCGACGTTACCGTGTATCTGCCGGTCGTCAAATATCTGAAACCAACACCACGAGCAATGGTTAACAGGATGTGGCGATGAACAGCGAAAAATACAAATTGTACGTAGAGATCATCAAACGGTGCCGTGATTGCACCGAGTTCACCAACAAAACAGTATCAGCAGTCATCGGCGTTGATACCAGGACAACATCCATCTACATGCGCGAGATGGAAAGTATCGGGTGTGTGAAAACAGTAGGGCGCCGGGTTATCCGTGGTTATCTGAGCCCGGTGTACCAGTTTGACGATAACGCTGTTACCAGGCTGAGAAACCATTTCCTGACGGAAGCCATGCCTGAAGCGGCGATGAATATTATCGCATCTGAAAAAATACCGGCACCAAAAATCAGGAAGCATCCGTTCGAAGACGGCTTTGGCCGGTCATTGATAACCGAAATGGATGCAATGCTGCGGGAGGTGCGGACGTGAAGACAAAGCAAACCAGGATGGAATTAACCTATTACGAAAAGGGTGAAGATAAAAAGTCAAAAAAGTACATGGTGAGTCATGACAACGGGAAAACAAAACTGGAGCAGGAGCTGACCGTTACCTGTGATTTGTTTTTTAGCCGCGGCTTTAAAGTTGAAATAGCAATGGATGATTTCCCGCGTTTCGATAATGAAACCGAGGCGGTGCTGAAGTATGCCGACTGGCTTGAGCGACTCGGGATTGCAATGCGCCGTGAAGCGAAAAGAGCAATTAGGCGGGGTATACCATGATATGCCAACTATGCAGTAAAGAACTGGCCGACGATGAAGTTTACGTGTGCGACCAGTGCGCCAGCGAATGTCCGCATCTGGAAGTAGTCGAGAAGATAAAAGGAGATGGTGATGAATAAATATATCCCGTTCGTGTTGTGCTGGGTGTTGTTCGTTCTGGCTATCGGCATCAGTTTATCGTGAGGTGAAATGTGGCAAATCTACGAAAAGAAGCGCGCGGCAGAGAATGCCAGATCCGAATTCCTGGCGTATGTAACGGTAATTCTGAAACGGTGGTGCTGGCTCATTATCGGATGCCTGGATTGTGCGGTACCGGTATTAAGTCACCGGACATTTTTGGCGCATGGGCGTGCAGTGCGTGCCATGACGAAATCGACCGGCGTACACGCCTCACAGACGCTGAGTATGCAAAACAGTGTCACCTTGAGGGCGTTATCCGGACTCAGGCGCAGCTGCTGGCAGAGGGGAAAATATCGGCATGAACCAATATCACCTTAAGTTGCCGTGGCCTCCGTCCAACAACACGTACTGGCGACATGCCAGAGGTCGGCACTACATCGCAGAGAAAGGAACCAGGTACCGGCAGCACATCACAGAGTTAATCAGACAGCAAAACCTCGATATCAGCACCACATCCCGCATCAGAATCAGTATCACAGCAAATCCCCCGGACAAACGACAGAGAGACCTCGATAACCTGCCAAAGGCTGTTTTCGATTCGCTCACTCACGCCGGTTTCTGGAAGGACGACAGTCAGATTGATGATATGCGTATCAGGCGTGGTGAAAGGGTAAGCGGTGGGTCACTGGATGTCACGATATGGGAGATAGGGGATGAAACCTGAAATCACATCGATACCGGAAATGCTGATTAAGCACCACGGAAATATGACTGCACTGGCGAGCGAGCTGGGAATAAACCGGCATACAGTCAGGAAGTTTCACCGTGATACCCGGTGTGAAATGCACGTTATCTACAACGGCGTGCTGATGACCAAATCCAAGATGAAAGGCAACCAGGGGAAAGGGCAATGAAAAGAGGTTCATTCAGAGATTTGTCATGCTTCAGGACTGAAAAGCAACTCAGGGATAAGTGGGGTGGATCAGTAGGGAAGATAAATAAATCGGACAGACCGCAGGCAAGATACCTTCTCACTTTATGGGGAATGCACTACCGCGGGGATGAGGCGCCTGGTGATTGCGGAATAAACATTATCGGAAAGCTGATGTCGCGTGACGAGTGGGATGATGAAACTGCCCTCCTGATCCGTGTGACCATTGGTAACTGCAAAAAGCAGGGATATTCCGGCAACGAACTACTGGAAAAGGTAAAGGAGATTGTCTCACCAAACAAATCAACGCTCGGCGCACTTCGACTCGCCAAAGAAAAAGATGACGCCGATGCCGTTGAATCCTGTATCAACAAAGCCTTTCCTCTAAATAATCCGCTTCGTGATGTGGTTATTAAACGATATAAGAACCGCAAAAGCCCGCAAAATGTTCTCGAATCATTATCCAGAGAGACGGGGATAGATATTGACTCAGCAAAGCGCAGGGTCAGATGGGCTGACATCATCATTGAGGATGTGATTTATTCCACAGTAATTGGCAATAAGTAGAATTATTTACATGTGATTGTGATTAATAGGAGAAAACTATTATACTTTGCGCCTAAAAGATGTATAGTTTGTGATATGCTCCGGCAGTTAAAGGCAAGAGCAGGTAACAGGGTAAAAGAGGCGGCTCCTGTTATCGATCCCGCCTAGTTCGTCACTTCGCCGCAGGGCTGGGACTCGAACCGCATCGGCTGAGAGGTCGAAAGAATGCAGAGCGAAGAAGTAAGTAAACGGCGCACACCGGCGGGAAACCGGCCTTGTGTCGAAGCATGCATAACAGCACTCTCCGGAGGGCTTTTTCATATCTGCAGCTTGTAAGAGTTACTTACAGGTTCAACTAATTTTAAAGGACATACGGCACCAACGCCTGCCAAGTAGGTGCCCAAGCCAGAGCACACTACGACTGATGAAGCTAATAGCAGAAACCTGATAGGTCTCGTAGTCCCCCAGCTCTGGTGTGGTGGGGGAGTGAGGTGGGCAATTAAATTATGGGAGGTGGTACTCCCATAATTGTTTAATTTAAATTGAAAACCCTTTTGATGGTTCAATCATTTGAATAAATAGCATTTTTTCTATTTTACTAATTTTATTCTGATCCGAGGATATATCTTTCATCCAGCATTTTACGGCAGACAAAACATCTGCCCCAAATTTATCAACCTGGAGTTGCAGTGAGTTATTGATTTGATTGCAATGGATAGAAAAGTTTTCAGATAATGGTTGGACGAATCTAAATTTTTGGAGAGTATCTCTGGCTTTTTGTTCTGATATGTCATCGCTCCCTTCATGCAGGTATGCGCATCTTAGGGCGTAGAAATCAGAACCGCTTAAAAACTCATGTCTATCCCTTGATGGGCCAATAAATGACGTGTACGTTGGTAGTAGATATTTATTGTACCATTCTATTGTTCTTGATTTTGATGATTTTAAATCTGGATGCTCTATCTTTCCGCAGATATCAGGCAGTGTCAGGGATATAAATAACACTGAATACCAGTTTTTTGTTTTGATAGACGTATCTAAGGCTTCTATAAAGTTATTCATTATGCACCCTTATGTTAATTTTATTTAAGTTAACCAAAGTCTCATCAAATATAATTTGTATCAAGTTCAACTCTCCGGAATTTCCGGATAGTTCACATTCCAAAGGTCGCCCTGTGCGGCCTTTTTTCATATACGCCCCAGTAGCTCAACGGTAGAGCGCTCGGCTCATAACCGATGGGTTGCCGGTTCGAATCCGGTCTCGGGGCACCATATACGCCGCCACAGAATCCTGAACAAACAAACGTAATCAGCACAGAGATACTGTGCGCGGCACCCTATTATCTAACCAGCCCCAAGCTAAGGGGGAGGTATGCGTAAAATGCCCTATAAAGACCCCGGAAACTACAACTGGCTTGTGGGAATGCTGATTAGCATCATGACTCTTCTCGGCACTGCCGCAAGCTGCGCCTACAAGGTGCTTAACGGAGAAAAAATAAGCTGGGGATTTTTCTTTCTTCAGGTGATTGTCTCCATCTTTGCCGGTGCGATGGTGTATCTGGCCTCCAGTTATTACCAGTGGGTGCCGGAGCTGGCGGGCGGCATTGCTGGTCTTGCTGGCTGGTCTGGCGCTGAACTGATTAAAACCCTTGAGAAGCGACTTTTACGGAAGGTGAGTGATGACTGAACCAAAATGGATTACTGAAGCCAGAAAAGAAATCGGTGTATCAGAACACACAGCAGCAGGTTCCGCAGCTGTAGACCAGATGTGGATTGACAGCAAACTGCGCGGACTGGTTGGCACTGCGCGTAAAGTGCCGTGGTGTGCAGGATTTGTTAATGCCTGCCTGGAGCGCGCCGGTATTCGTTCGACCCGCTCTGATTCTTCCCGCTCATATTTGGCGTTCGGAAAAATGCTGACACAGCCTGCATACGGTTGCATTGTCACATTTTCCCGTACCGGCGGCGGTCATGTTGGCTTTGTGGTCGGTAAGACAGAATCAGGTCAGTTGATGGTGCTGGGCGGCAATCAGTCAGATGCGGTAAATATCAAAGCATTCGGAACCGATCGTGTTACCGGTTACCGGTGGCCATCTGGAGAGCCGGTAGATAATCGCCCGCTGCCAGTCGGTAACGCAGCGCTGTCAGTAAAAGAGTCATGATATGGACTGGCTGACAAAAGCGCTGGTCGGTATCTGCGGGGTTCTACTCATCGGCCTGCTGCTTATCCTGCATCTGTATGGTGGGCTGAAGGATAACTATCAACTGTTGTCCTCTCAGTTTGCTGAGCAGGTCGCCATCAACAAAGACTATAAATCCCGCATTCAGTCACTTCACGAACTCGACACCATGTACACGCAGGAGCTAACCAATGCCAAAACTGAAATTGATAGCCTGCGTGATGCTGTTAAGTCTGGCAACAAGCGGGTGTATATCAAAGCCGAGTGTCCAAAGGCCGGAGCCGATACCACCGAAAGCGGAAGCAATGAAGCCGCCCCACGACTTAGTGAAGCAACTGAACAAGATTATTGGCGTCTCAGAGAAATGATGACTGAGAACGAAAAGCAGACCCTGTATTTGCAGGACTACATAAAGACTCAGTGCCTGAAATGAAAAAGCGAGGCTAGCCCCGCTTTAACTAATCACCCCACCTTGCGATAAGGGTATCCGGCTTTTTTAATGTGAGCATCAAAATACTGGCCTTTTGATGATGCGTTCATTAATCCGCTGTGAATATGCGGAGGTACACCGGAGTACTGATAAATGCCACTACTGTGGAACGCAATTTCCAGCACGTGAGTGGCAGGGTCATAACCAACTGAACGAAGGTTTGAAGATGAAACAGGAATACGATTCAATTTCTAAATCTCCTATCATCGGGAAAAGTCCCGAAGAGATAGTAGAGCATTTCAACAAATATAACTTCGTGGACGATCACGGACACCGCCTTGAGTTTTGTCAGGACTTCATTGACTTAATCCGGGCGGCAGCAACGCCTCGCTAAATAGCGGGGTTTTTTTATATCTGATTTCTCATAGCCTCATATAGTACGGACTATATCGGCAAGGAGGATGATCCACATCTTGACCACCGGGAACAGACCGGTAGTGACCCAGCAACGTAGGTAACGTGGCGAAAGTTGCGCATCTCTTGCATTTCACCCTGTGCACCACATGCACACATCTTTAAACACCAAGCCAATATTTAGGAATGAGTCCTGAGGCGATCAGTTATAGCTGATGTCGCTTTGGTGGGCTGATCTCCTATGTGGCAGGATTCATTACTAAGTAAGGTAGACACCATGCAATATCCAAAAGTTATTGTTAACGGCGTGGCCGTTCGTGTTGATAGCGAAGGGCGTTACAGCCTGAATGATTTACATGCGGCGGCGGTTCTCAAAGGCGAGGCCAGCGAGTCACAAAGGCCGGGTAAGTTTATCCGGAGTGCCGGAGTTAAGCGCTTTGTTTCTGCTCTCGATACCAGAGGACAAAAAAGTCTTCTGAAAGGAAATCAATCACTTAAAGTATTTAACGGCGGTAATGAGCAAGGCGTATGGGCTGCTGAATTACTGGCGATACGTTATGCAGCATGGATTAAGCCTGAGTTTGAAATCAGTGTGTATGAGACATTCCGCGAAGCGACACTTAACGGGCTGTCGAACATGACCATGCTTAACCGTCTTGACCTGCTAATTGCTACTGAAAAGCAGGAGATTAGCCACTGCGCCCGCAGAATGAATAGTTGGGGCGTTGGCGGACGAAAGAAGTCACTGACAGACACCAGAGCAAATATCATTGCTCAGATGGACCCTGACATGGTTTCGCTGATGGAGGCGCACCAATAAGTCTATCTCCCCTATATGCAACAGAGCGCAAAAATGTGCTTTGCTTGATTATCAACGGAATAGACCGCCCAGCGGTCTTTTTATGGGTGATATATGGATATTCCTAAATCATGGCGATGGGGTAATAGCCGGTATCGCCTTGTCGCTGAACATTATGACGGGGCTGTGCAACTGGTGACGTATAAGCATTGGCTCAAGTCCAAGCAGCGCTGGCAATACTTCACTGATGTACGGTCTTCCGTTGAATGGAAATTACAGCAATCTAATTTATAAAATTCTGCAAACGTCATTCATTGAGTGGCGTTGATAGAGATTTATATATGTTTTTGTCTCCGGTGGTATCGGTGTGCCACGGAGAAATACAAAATGAACCAGAGGAATATTCTAAATGGCCGCACCGAAAGGAAATAAACATGCGGCTGGTAACAAAGGCAAGCCGTCATCTTACCAGCCTGAATACGCAGAGCAGGCGAGAAAGTTGTGCTTGCTGGGCGCTACCGATAAAGAATTGGCTGATTTCTTCAATGTGTCCGAGTCGACAATAAATAAGTGGAAAATCGATTTTGTAGAGTTTTCGGAGTCCATAAAAAAGGGCAAAGATCTGGCTGACGCCGATGTCGCAGAAAGGTTATTTAACCGCGCCTGTGGTTATGTTGCGCCTGATGTTGATATCAAGGTCATTGATAGCAAGATAGTCATGACCGACTTTATGAAGCATTACCCGCCAGATACAACAGCAGCTATCTTCTGGCTGAAGAACCGGCAGAAAAATAAATGGAGAGACAAGCAGGAGATTGACCTCAGTTCTCCTGATGGGTCTATGTCACCAAGGGGGCTTAACGATTTCTATGCAGACATTAAGTCCAAGCCTGAATCCGGCTCTGCGACCATTCTGGACGACGCAGGCGAGGAATAAGGTTCTGTACGGCGGACGCACATCATCAAAATCATGGGATGCTGCCGGGTTCGCTATATTCCTTGCTGATAACTATAAGCTGCGATTTCTTTGCACCAGGCAGATACAGAACAAAATTGAAGAGTCTGTGTATGCACTGCTGAAGATACAGATAGAGCGATTTAACCTCCGCCACCGTTTTCGGGTTCTGGATAACAAGATCATCAATAAGGCCACTGGCAGTGAATTTATGTTTTACGGTCTGTGGCGACACATTGACGAAATCAAATCACTCGAAAGTATTGATGTTCTGTGGAACGAGGAAGCACATGCACTGACAGAGCCACAATGGGAGGTGTTAGAGCCAACCATTCGTAAAGAGGGCTCGGAATGCTGGTTCATATTCAACCCCGGCCTCGTAACTGATTTTGTGTGGCGTAACTTTGTTGCCAACCCGCCGCCAGACACAATAGTCAGGCGCATCAACTACGACGAAAACCCATTCCTGAGTAATACGATTAAATCGGTTATTGCTGCTGCGAAAGCGCGTGACCCGGAAACATTCGAGCATATCTATCTCGGGGTGCCGAAAAGCGATGACGACACCGCTGTTATTAAGTTGTCATGGATTGAGGCCGCTATCGACGCTCATAAGACTATCGGATTTGAGCCATCAGGGCGGAAGCGGATTGGTTTCGATATTGCTGATGATGGTGATGATCGGTGCGCAACAGTGTTCTCTCATGGCTCTGTTGCTTTATGGGCTGACGAGTGGAAAGGGAAGGAGGATGAGCTGCTGACCAGCTGCTCACGAACTTACCAGGAGGCGAGAGTCCGTGAGTCTGAAATCATTTATGACAGTATCGGTGTTGGTGCTTCTGCCGGTAGCAAGTTTAAAGAACTTAATACAGAACATAAGGCCGGAGTCGTGTATCACAAGTTTAATGCAGGTGCGGCAGTGATGAATCCGGACAGGGATTATCAGCCGAAAGTGAAGAATAAAGACTTTTTCTCCAACCTGAAAGCACAGGCGTGGTGGACGGTAGCAGACCGGTTCAGAAATACTTATTCAGTTATCAATGCCATAAAAAACGGCGTGGAGCCGGAGAAGTTCAAAGACGATGAGCTGATAAGCATATCTTCCGACATGCCATATCTCGAAAAACTTAAGTTTGAACTAGCGATCCCCCGCCGTGACTTTGATAACAACGGGCGAGTAAAAGTTGAGGGTAAAAAAGACCTCGCCAAGCGTGACATAAAATCACCTAACATCGCCGACGCATTCATTATGTCGTTCTCCAATGTTCGCGGCGGGATCAAAATCAACCCCGCAGCACTTGCAGGTATCTGATGAAATTATTCAAATGGAAAAAGCGCCTGTCCAAGCGAGAGGCGGAGCTTGCTATTGAGCAGGAAAAGACAAGGCAACTTGAGCTTGAAGCAAAGAAAACAGCCTCACAGACCAGACTGATGCAGGTGCTGATCACTGAGGAGGCCAAAAAACAGCAACCTGTTCAGTTGGAAGCCCCGAAGTTATATCCGGGAGTTGTTCCTGATGGCGAGAAGCCTGCTGTAGCGATGGACAGTGAATGCGCTCAGGGGGCATATCAATACGTTGGGGCTGATGCTGGATTTTACCCCGGATTTCTCGGTTATCCGATGCTGGCCGTTATGTCTCAATCCAGCGATTACCGATGTGTGCCTGAAACTACCGCGAAGGAAATGACCCGTGAATGGGGCAAGATCAAGGCTCGTGATACAGGCGATGAGTCTGGCGATAAATCCGATGTTGTTGCGCAACTAAATCAGGCGTTGGAAGACTTTAATGTCCGCGACCTGTTTCGCCGCCATATCGAAAACGAAATGGTATTTGGACGGTCGCAACTCTATATCGATATTAAGGGGCAGGAAGATAAGCGTCATTTACCGCTTCTGGTAAACGACAAAGGTGTGCCGAAAGACTGCCTCAATGGCTTTTCGGTTATCGAGCCTATCTGGTCAACACCAAGCATGTATAACTCGACAGACCCGACCGCAGCGGATTTCTTCGTGCCGACAGAGTGGTTTGTTCTTGGTAAGCAAACCCACGCAGACAGGCTGTTGACACTGATTATGCGACCGGTCAGCGATATCCTGAAACCGGCGTACAACTTCAGCGGCTTGTCCATGCTTCAGCTCATGAAGCCGTATGTCGAGCGCTGGCAGAGGACAACAGATTCAATCAGTGACCTGATTAAGTCGTTTTCGTTTACCGGTCTCGCAACTGATATGCAGGACATTCTGTCTGGCGGCAGCGGGGCAAGCATGGTTCTACGGGCGAAACTATTCTCCCAGCTTCGCGATAGTCGCGGACTGATGCTGACAGATAAGGAAAAAGAGGAGTTCTTTCAGTTCAACACTCCGCTTTCCGGTCTGGATGCATTGCAGCGTCAGGCACAGGAGCAGATGTCTGCACCAAGTCATACCCCGATGGTTAAGCTGCTGGGCATTACCCCGAATGGCCTGAACGCAAACAGTGATGGCGAAATCCGTGTTTACTACGATTACATCTCATCGTTGCAGGAGGCGCACTTGTTGCCTCAGTTGAAGGTGATCGTCGACATCATTCAGCTTCACCTGTTCGGAAAAATTCACGACGGTATTTATTTTGAATTCACGCCGCTTTACCAACTGGATGAGAAAGAGACCGCAGAAGTAAACCGAACCAACGCAGAAACGGCGGAAAAGCTGTTTAACATGGGCGCAGTTTCGGGCGAGGAAGTCAGGAAAACACTGGCATCTGACGAATCAAGTAAATTCAGCGGAATTAACCCTGATGAGGTAATAACCCCACCATTCGGAGTGCCGGACTATGAAAGCAATAGCGAGGAAGAAACCGAGTGATGCGGTGATGCCTGAAATTAAGCCCTCAGCAGCCATTGAGGGCGAGTATTACAGGATGCTAATGGGAATCATCAGAGACATCAGAAAAGAGCTTGATGATGCTCTGGTGAGCGTGTATCACGATAAAGCGAAGCGTGAGTTAGCCAACGACGGAATATCTGACTGGATAGCTCACGTTGCTGATTATCTGCTTGATAAGTGGAACCGGAAACTGGACGGGCTCGGTAAAGAGATAGCGAAGTTATTCGTTGATAAAACCGTGACGAATTATGACGCACGATTAACCAGCCTGCTCCGGCGCAGGGGTTTCACCGTCAGGATGCAGAACAGTGAAAAAACACTGGATGCGCTGAGGGCGGCGATGGGTGAGAACGTTGGTCTGATTAAGTCCATCGGGACGGAATACCTGAGTAAAGTTCAGATGCATGTCTGGCAATCTGTCACCGGCGGGTATGATCTGAAAACACTGACGGACAATCTCCAGCATGATTTCCACATTGCCAGAAACAGGGCTGTGACGATAGCGCGTGACCAGGCCAATAAAGCACACGCAGTTATTGAGCAGGCGCGGCGCAAAGAGCTTGGCATCAAAGAAGCCATCTGGATTCACTCTCACGCCGGTAAGCAGCCGCGAGAATCTCACGTGAAAGCACACGGTAAGAAATTCAATATCGAGAAAGGTATGTATATCGATGGCGAGTGGATATTACCCGGCGAGAAAATAAATTGTCGGTGCGGCAGCAAGGCTATCCTTCCATTTTAAGGGCGTTAGAATGAAAATATCGGAGTTGATTGATTTATTAGGAAAAAGCATTTCCAAGCATGGCGACATAGACGTGTTGATTGAGGATTGTGGTTATTTCGCTGATACGGAAAGGTGGTTTGTTTCGCCAGAAGGAATGCATGAGACTGTAGGCTGGAGTGAGGTTGGCTTCCTGTACACTGGTGATAATGCACTATCAAGAGATAATCTATCGTCAAGGAATGGCGTGGCCCTAATTATAGGGAAAACATTCAACCGTCCATAAACAGAGGCAGTCATGACAATGACAGATCGCCTCGCTTTCGACAGGTCAATGCGGAGTAAAGACGGTAACGGCCACTTAATTGTGGAACGCACTGTTTTATCCAAAGCAGCAGTAAACCCGTATCGGGGCAAAGAAATTCCGGGATTTGAAAGTCTCGGGCTTGATCCTGAAAAGGTGTATTACCTGTTGCGTGACCCTGCCGAGTTAGAGCGGGCAGCAAAAACTTTCAGTAAAAAGCAGTTACTCATCCGGCACGTTCCCGTCGATTCAGACGAACCGCAAAAAGAAGACACTATCGGCACCATCGGCTCAGATATCACATTTGAGAGCGGGATGCTGTACGGCGATCTGTGTGTGTGGGACGGGTATGCAATTGACCTGATAGAAAGCGAAAAGATGAAAGAACTTTCCGCTGGCTATGGGTATACGCCCGATATGACCCCCGGGGAATATGAAGGGCAACACTATGACGGAGTTATGCGGAATATTTTCGGTAACCACGTCGCATTAGTCGAGCGCGGCAGAATCGGGCGAGACGCAATCATTTCAGACCATCAGACAGTCGATTTGGAGACAGAGATGAAATTAAAGAAAGGCGCGCTTCCCGAAGTGGCTGCGCAGATTAAAAAGGCGCTGGGGATGGATGCTGATATTCCTGAAAACCAGCTCCACGCAATTCTCACTGCTGTAAAACTCGGCATGGACGTGTCACCGGAAGATCTGGTTGGCGCGAAAGACGAAGAAGAGGAAAAGGCAGAAGAGGCGGCTAAAAAAGCTCAGGACGAGGAAGAGGCGAAGAAAAAAGCCGCTGACGAAGAGGAAGCCGAAAAGAAAGCCAAAGATGAAGAAGCGGCCAAGAAACAGGCTTCTGATAACGAAGAGGAAAGCAAAAAAGCCATGGATGCCGCACTGTCAGCAACCAAAGACGACACCATCAAGCAGATGACTGCCATGTTCAGCGCTGTGCGTGACGTAGAACCGCTGGTTGGTGTTATCGCAATGGATGGCTTCACCAGTGCCGATGATGTCTATAAATACGCACTGAAGCAGAAAGGCATCGCGTGTGACGGTGTGACCGGTGTCGGACTTGCCTCAATGGTGAAGATGGCAAAAGACACAGCATCCACCGCAAAACCAAAGGTAGCCATGGACGCAGACGCATTTGCGGATGAGCCGCTGGTTTCCCGCTTCAAACAGGCTTAAGAGGAACAATCATGGGTTTTCAAACCAAAATGAATAATGATCTGCCACTTGGTGTGGCTGGCGACTTCGCTTCTGCTAACCCGCGCTTTTCAATGCTGGCCGGTGAGGGGCAACTGAAATCTGGTGCTGACGGGGTAAAGGTAGGTCTGTTTGCGTGGGCTGATGAAAAAGGCCTGGTATCAAACAAAAAGACAGCCGGTGCGCTTATCGGGTTTGTTCACCGCAACAACCAGGCACTTATTGCTCAGTACGGCGCAGAGGCAACAATGCTCGTACCAGCTGGGAGAGAAATCACGCTGATGACAGGCGGCGATTACTTCGTTGAGTTGGAAGCGGGCGGAACACGCGGCCAGTTTATTGTCGCAGACGTTGCGACAGGGAAAGCAAAAGCGGTGGATACCATCAATCCCGAAGATGCGACTGTTGAAGCTACCCCGTACCGTGTGGCAAAAACTGTCACTTCCGGCCTCACTAAAATGTCAAGCTCACTGTAAGGAAATAATATGCCATTAAATTTAAATGCGCTTGAGCAACGCGCCGGGATTGTGTTTGCTACCGGATATAACACTCAGGAGCTTACCCCGCTGGCGAAAAGCATGGCAATGGACAGTGAGTTAGTCACTGCGCCGAACGCCGGTATTTTGTCACTGTTCACAACTTACGTTGATCCTAAGCTGATTGAGGTTCTGGTAACCCCAATGCGTATGGCCGAAATCTTCGGTGAAACGAAGAAAGGCGACTGGACAACACAAACCGCGCATTTCCCGGCAATTGAATCTACCGGTGAAGTGTCCAGCTACGGCGACTACAGCAATAACGGGCAGGCCGGCGTCAACGTCAACTGGCCTATGCGTCAGCCATATCACTACCAGGTGGTTATTCAGGTAGGCGAAAAAGAAATGGCAATGGCCGGGGCTGCTAAAATCGACTGGGCATCCCGCAAGCAGATCGCCGCCGCTCTCACCCTGAATAAGTTCCAGAATAAATCGTATATCTTCGGTATTGACGGACTTGAGAACGAAGGCGTCCTGAACTACAAAGATGCTCTGCCGAATGTCACCTCCACACCATGGGAAGCGATGGACGGACAGGGGGTTTATGACTCTATTCAGGGCAAGCTGTATGCGGAACTCATTAAGCAGACAGAAGGTCATGTTGATGCGTCTTCTCCGATGGAGCTGTTACTTTCGCCGAAAAACGAAGTTAACCTGCATAAAACAAACCAGTACAACGTCAACGTGTACGACCAGCTGAATAAAAACTTCCCTAACCTGAAAATCCGCAGTATTCCGGAGTTTTCAACTCAGGCCGGTGAAGTTGTTAAGCTGATTGTCCGTGAATACGAAGGTCAGGAAACATTAGATCTGAGTTTTACTGAGAAAATGCGCGTTCACGCCATGATCCCCGAGCTGTCATCATGGAAGCAGAAACGCTCTCAGGGCACGTTCGGCTGCGTGGTTTACCGCCCGCTGTTCATTGCGTCAATGCTGGTTTCTTAATCACATCCCTCGTTGTTAATCACTGCCACCTTCGGGTGGCTTTTTTATAGGTGGAATTTATGTCTGAAGTAACAGTTGCCTGCAAACTGGCGAACGGCCTGTATCTGGATGTTGGCGAAAAACGTGAAGTGGTTAAGGGTTTCGCAAACGGCATTACCGATGAGAACGGCTTCGGTCTGACTCATGGTGTCGATAAAGCACACTGGGATGCATGGTTTGAAGAAAACAAAGGCCGCGATCTGGTGAAAAACGGGCTGATTTTTGCTCACGAAAAAGTGAAGGATTCCAAGGCTGAATCGAAAGAAAAAGCAGCGCAAAAATCCGGCACGGAAAAAATGAAACAGAATACTGAAGGCGTGAAAACCGCCGAGGAATAAGGTGGGGTATGAACCGCAGTCTGATGGAGTATCGCAGTCAGCAGGCGAAAGGCAGTGATGACGGAGTTGTTGTTTTTGATGTTGATAAATTCCGCGAGGCTTACCCATCTGTAAAAGGCACGGATACTCAACTGAACAACGCTTTCATTAAAGCCGGAATGCTGCTGCGGAATGACAAACACAGCTGCGTCTGCAATCTGGCCGAGCGAGAAATGCTGCTGTTTCTGCTGGTCGCTCACATGGACATGCTCCAGTCAAATATTGACGAGGGTAACAGTGCAGTAGGCCGGGCATCCAGCGCAAGCGAAGGCAGTGTGTCAGTGTCTCTTGATTACGGCACAGCAACAAATGGTGAGAAGTGGTACACGCAAACACCATACGGTGCTGAATACTGGGCTCTCACAAGTCGGTACAGGTCGTTTCTGTACACGCTAGGCGTTGCCCCGATGCCGGTGTGGAGAGGTGGTTACTATGGCTAAAAGCAAGCTTGAGGAAGCGCTGGAGAAGTACATGTCAGGCACTGCCGTAACGCTGCGCGCCGGTATTCTTGAGGAAGCAAAGTATCCGGATGGTACTCAGGTTGCTCAGGTTGGTTACATCCAGGAATACGGCGCGCCGGAGGCAAAAATACCACCTCGTCCATTTTTCAGGGCGGTCATAAATGAAGGAAAGCAGGCGTGGCCTGCAATTCTCGCATCTGGTGTTGAACATTATCAGGGGGACGTTAAATCAGCGCTTGCCTTGCTGGGTGAGCAAATTGTTGGTGAACTTTCTCAGTCGGTTCGTGACTGGAATTCTCCGCCAAACGCACCTGCGACTATCGCCAAGAAAGGCTTCAACAAGCCACTGATTGATACCGGTCAGATGGCTAATTCATTCAGCTATGAGGTGACAGATGATTAAAGTCCGCGCCCTCGCAAATACCGCAATCCAGTGTGTAAATAAAAACCTTCCTGCTGTGCTGATGGCTAACGACGGATATGAGACTGATGAGGCCGGAGCTACCACGCCGAAGTTCACCAGCCACGACATTTCCGTTCAGTTACAAAGCCTGAGCACACAAGACCTTGAACACCTCGGGGTTATCAACCAGCAGGGGCAGTTTATTTACGGCTACGCGCGCGGACAGATCTCCGCATTGCGCCGAGCCAAAAAGCAGGGCGCGGACAAACTCCGGTTCCGGGCATACGGTGAAGACGAAGAATCTGAATGGCTTGTCACTCAGGTTATTGAGTCCTATCCGTCATGGGTGAAGGTGCTGCTATGGCGACAATAAGTGTAACCGAGCGCGACATCTTTATCGAATTGCGCCGGTATCTGACTGAGTTATTCAGTTGTCCTGTGGCTCAGGGGTATCAGAACAACGTCCCGATTCCTGAAAATGGCATCGTTATGCACATGCTGTTTGAGCGTGATCTGGATTATACAGCTGATTACTGGAATCCGTCGGATGAGCAGATGACGGCGCAGCGCTCTGTTGAGGCCACGTTCCAGCTTGATTTTTACGGTGAGGAAGCAAACAGCCGCGCGCGTGTTGTCGCCAACCTGTGGAAGTCCTCCTACACCACCGACCGGATGACAAAGTGCCAGCCCCTGGACAACGGCCAGCCGAGAAAGGATGTGCTTGTTAACCAGGCGAATCAATACGAAAACAGGATGATGCTGGACGTCACTCTGCAATATAACCCAGAAACCTCCTATCACGTCGATAGTGTCGACGAAATATCCATTACCACTACCAATATCTAAGGTAAAAATATGCAATCAATTCCGGCAAGCAAGATTGTCAGTATCCTGCCCGGTGTCGTCGGCACTGGCGGTAATCCACTGGCGCTTAATGCGCTGTTTATCACAAAGAAACAACCCGAGGCCATGCTGGGCGTGAAAGCATTCGGCTCTGCTGATCTGGTTGGTGAAGTGTTCGGTATCAGCTCCAAAGAGTACGAAGCGGCTCAGGTTTATTTTAAGGGTTTTGATAACTGCACTGTGCTTCCTGACACGCTCTATATCGCGTCTATGGTAACAACTGCACAATCGGCCAAACTGGTCGGTGCAAAAGTTCCCACGCGCCCACAGAGCGATTTTAACCCGCTGCCACAGGGGCTGGCGCTGACCATTGACGGGAAACCGGTATCAGTCACCATTGAGGGTGATGTGAACAGCTATTCCTCTCTGGCCGCAGCGGTTGCTACGTCACTGGGTGAGGCCGGAACATGCAAATATGACACCGGCGCAAAAGTGTTTGTCATTGAGGGCGCAACAAAAGGTGCTGTTGGATCAATCACCGCGGCTGAGGGTGAGCTTGCTGAGTTCATGGGGCTGACTGAAGCTGACGGTGCTCAGGCAAACAACGGCATTAATGCCGATACCATTGAGGAGCTGCTGCCGCGCATCACCAAAGAAACCACTAATTTTGTGTCAATCATGGCGATTGATTTTACGGCAGATGAGAAGCTCGCAATTTCCCGCTGGGTGGCAATGCAGAATGATCGCTACCTGCATGTTCTGTGTCAGACCGATAACACCAATGGTGAACTGGAAACTATCAGCAGCGCTATCAAAGAGTCTGATATTGGCGGCACCTGTCTGTTTTACGGCAATCACAAACACGGCGCATTTATCTGCGGGTATGCGGCCAGCCTGAATTTCGATGAGCTGAACGGGCGTGCCAATCTGGCGTTCCGAAGCCAGGAGGGGCTTACCCCGTCCGTAACCGATGATGCCACCGCCGACAACCTGATGGCGATGGGATTTAATTTCTACGGCGCTTACGCTACTGCAAACGACCGCTTTATTTTTGCTTATCCTGGCTCTGTATCAGGCAAGTTTAAGTGGATGGACAGCTATGTCATTCAGGTGTTCTTCAACAGCCAGCTGCAACTTGCACTGATGACCATGCTGAAGAACTTCAAAAATATTCCGTACAACGACTCCGGGCGCGCTATTCACCGCGCAGCTGTGTCTGACCCGGTGTTTCAGATGCTTAACTTCGGTGGCATTCAGCCGGGAGTTGACCTGTCAGAGCAGCAGAAAAAGCAGATCAACATCGAAGCCGGGTTTGATGCGGCCGCACAACTCAATACAGCAGGCTGGTGCCTGAAAATTGAGAAGACACCGGCGCAGACCCGCGGGCTGCGTAAATCCATGCCGCTGAAACTCTGGTATGCCGACGGCGGCAGCGTCCAGCAGGTCAATCTGCCTTCAATCAACGTTCAGTAAGGGAGTAACACACTATGCCTATGGGCCATAACCCTAAAACAATTACCTCCGCTAATGCGGTGTTAATGCTGCGTTGTGAAGGCGTTTACGACGACTATATCCGCATCCAGGGCTTCCAGGCAGATAACGCATGGGAGTTCGGCGAGGCGAATATCGGTGAAACACGCATGGGTGTCGACGGTAAACAGTCCATCGGCTACACCCCGCATGAAACACCGTGGACGCTGTACCTTGAAGCCAACAGCGTATCGACACAGGTGATGGAGAATATCCGCAAAGACTTCAACAGCAACATGGAAACCCGCTTTATTGAGATTATCGTGGAAATGCCGTCAATCGGTAAGCGGTATCAGGGTAAGGGCGGAATGACGACAATGACCGGCGGTGCAAGCGGTAAGAAACTGCTCGATGGCACCAGCTACAACTTCAACATGGTATTCGAAGGGGCTGAGGAAATCTGATGGCACTGAACAGCAAAACAATCACTATCGAAAAAGGCCGTGATGCCGGGAAGATGTTTGTCGTTACTGAAATGCCGGTAACCAAGGCGGATAACTGGGCGATGAGAGCGATGTTCGCACTGGCCAATGCCGGTATTGATATCGGTGATGTCAGCCCGTCAATGGGGATGATGGGTATCGGCCAGGTGGCTATTAAAGCCCTTGCCAATATCCGCGCCGAAGTCGGCATCCCGCTGCTGAATGAACTGCTGGACTGTGCGCAGATCGTTCCGTCCGGCGGCAATGCACGACAAATCGAAGTGGATACAGATATTCAGGATATCACCACGCTGCTGTTGCTTCGTAAAGAGGCGCTCGTTATCCATATCGGTTTTTTAATGCAAGGCGGTGGGTCAGATTTGAGCAGTTAAAAGCTGGTCTGCCGCTGAAGAAAGGAGTCCTGGCTGAACCGGTGAATGTCTCCGTTATCGTGAAAGATGTGGTCGAGTCCGGCTATGCCACGTACACGGAGCTTTCAACGGTGCTGGGACTTGAGGACGCGATGAACCTGCTCGAAATCCATCAGGTGAGCGAGTACAACAAGCGTCTTATTGAAGAGATACAGAAAGATAACAGGCCGTAAGGCCTTTTTTTTATGGGGCAAATATGGCGACGATAATTGACGCGCTGGTTGTGACGCTGAAGCTTGATAATCGCGGATTCAGCAATGAAGTGAAAAAAGCGACCGCAGAGAATGACAAGTTGTCAGCAGCAATCGACAACGTCAGTGATTCGTCTGCCGACCTCACGATCACCATCAAAAACCAGGCTGACGAAACCAAAAAGGCAGCGAAGAAGCAGGACGACTTCACGAAGTCCATCAACAACGGCATTAAGGCAATCGGTGCGCTGTTCGCAACAATCATGGCATCGTCCGGCCTGTCAAAACTCATTTCTGAGATACAGAAAAGCAACGACCAGCTTTATTTCCTGAGTAAAAACCTCGGCATGAGCGCCACTGAGATTAAAAAGTGGCAGAACATGGCTGAGATGTCCGGTGGCTCTGCGGATGGTATGGCGGCGAGTATGTCCAACCTCAGCAAATCGCTGTGGGATTTGGTCACTATCGGTGATTCCTCGGTGCTGCCGTACTTCAATGCGCTGAATGTAGGCGTGGTGGACTCCGGCGGCAAGCTGCGCGACCTGGACGCTATCCTGCTGGATGTGGCCGACAGTCTTTCCGGTATGTCCCGACCGCAGGCTTACAACATTGCCAAAAACATGGGCTTTGACGAGGGTACGATTAATACCCTGCTGCAAGGCCGTGACGCAATGCAGGAGATGCTGGACACACAGCGAGGCCTGGTTATATCCAGCGAGGAAGAACTGGAAATCAGCCGTCAGCTAAACAAACAGAATGCGAAGGTTCGGCAAGGCTGGGAGGGGCTGAAAACCCTGCTGGCAAACTACCTGATGCCGTCACTGCTGAAATTCTCTGAGTTGGTCACCGGTGTACTGATGTTCCTGAACAAGAACAGGGACACGGCTGTAAGCGTGTTTAAGGGCATCGGCATTGTGCTGGGTGTCCTGCTTATCCCGATGGTGATAAAAGCTGCTACGGCGTTTTTAGGCATGTTTGCGGCTATCGGTCTGGTTCCGCTCGCGTTGTTCGCTCTCGGTGCCGGTCTCTGGTTGCTGTATGACGACTTCAAAAAGTGGAAGTCTGGCGGAGAATCGCTGCTCGGAGAATATTGGAAAAAGTGGGATGAAACCATTACTCCGATAGTGAAGATGCTGGACGATTTCAAGGATTGGTTCAAAGACACAACAATCGGCAAGTGGTTTACAGATCAGGATGGCAACCTTGAAACATGGAAAGTGGCGCTCGGTGCTTTCGGCCTGTGGTTTGCCGGTAAGTGGGTTGTCGGGATTACCGGCGGATTGCTGAAAATAGGTGCCGGATTTGCTGCAATGTTCGGGTGGCCGGGACTACTGGTCGCCGGACTGGTAACAGCCCTCGGTATCTGGCAAATGAAGCTGAACGAGCTGGATTTATCCCCATTGATGACGGCTGCAGCAGAGGCAAAGATTAAGTTCGATGACCTCACCAAGAGCATCAATATGTTTCGCGATGCCAAAAACGGAATTGATAAGGTTCAGGCCGGTATCCGTGTTGGTAGTGAGATTATCCCAGGCGGCAATATTTTTAAGGCCGGTATTGATAATAAAGTCATTGAGAAAACGAAAGCCAAGATAGAAAAGGACGGCTTGAAAAAGACTCTTAGTGACGGGTGGGGCGGCTTAGTGTCATTCATGGCCAGTGGTTCTTCTTCTCAATCGTCAGCTACCAGTGTAAGCGCGCCAAGCAAAAACAAGCGCATATACAATAATTCTGATGGTGGGTTTGCCAAAGAGGGCGGCTCCAGATCGTGGAGAAACAATAACCCTGGTAATGTTGAATATGGTGATTTTGCAAAGAGATTTGGTGCAATAGGAACTGATGGCCGGTTTGCTATATTTCCAACCGAAGAAGCGGGTAAAAAAGCGAAAGAGCATCTTATATTTGAGAGCGGAGGCGCTCGACAGCTTTCGACAAAGGGAGATTACGGTGCCGGACTTGGTTATAGGGACAAGACGCTATCTCAGATGCTGACTGCCTATGCTCCACCAGAGGAAAATCCGACAGATGTTTATATTAAAAGGGTTCTTTCTGCTGTTGGATCTGAAAAAAGAATGGGTGATTACTCGACGGAGGAAAGGGCTGTAATTCTGGAGGCCATGAAAAAAGTAGAAGGCTGGAGGGCTGGTGAGGAATACGCACTGAGCAATCCAAAGATAAACAGCGAAAAACTCCTGGAGAATATCGCTTCCTTTAACCAGCAGATATCGCAACCATTAACGCCAAATGCTATGCCGGGAATTCAGCAGACAATGGCTAACTCCCAGGCATTGCAATCAGGCTCTAAATCGGTGACATACAACATTACTGCCCCGGTAGAAAATCTTAATGTGAACACCTCGTCGACGACAATAAGCGGGACGGTTAGTGATGCTCGTGATGCGTGGAGAAGTGACCTGTTCCAGGCGATTACCCCCATGAGTTAATTTGCTTTAATTTGCATCACCCCGATGGCAGAATAAGATCCAGTTAATTAAGGAAAACTAATTATGCTGAAAAATTTTGTCATCGGGCTTTTGGCTATCCCAGCTGTGTCTATCGCGGCCTTTGATGATCTGTCTGTTAAGCGCGATTCATCAGGAAATTTGGAAGTTGCCGATGCTAATTACACCTGCAATTACCGCAGTATTGATGACGCAAAAGACAAAAATAAAAATGCTGGCGAGGTTACTCTGTATACGGAAAAGCTTGAAGACGGCAGCATATTTTTCATTGTTGGACTACCTGGAGATGTATCTATCTCATCACCGCAAATAAAAAAGACCAAAGCTGAGAAATCGGCAGTGGTTTACATGGGGGGAGAGGGAAGCGATGGTTACTTCATGGTCGGTTCGTCGGTTGAGCATGGTGTTGGTGCGGCAATCAAGACCAATGACAGTAAGCTGAATGCATCTATCATTGTTGATGATTGCCATTTGCTGAGGAATCTAGAGAATCCAGCCCCGGCAGATGTATTGCCAGAGGATTAAGCCCCATAGGGGGCTTTCCGCCATCACATTGCCTGCATCCTACATGGTGCTATAATATACCTGATCAAAAGATCAGTAACAGCATCACGCCATCAAGTGGTTAAATAAAGGTAGGAAAATTTAACTGTTTGGTGGGCGCATGAGTTTTAGTGAAAAGGTTGCGGTCGTTTACCCAGTTGGGGTTGATGTTGATTTTAGTGATTACAAAGATGAAATTGACCCGCCGCCGAGCGACGTCTCTTATTTATTTGATTACTTCCCTGTAACGATAGACGTTAAATTTATTGTTGGTGTACACCTGGTAATGAAGGAAGGGGTCTCCTACCACATCAAGGCGTGGGTAAAGGACGCTAATGGCAACAGAGTAAAAGCCATAGATGGTATAGAAGAAAGCATCAGCGGAGAAAGGTACTTTAATATTTGTATATTAAAGGAAAAGATTAGCTACCTGATGAACTACACTATCAAAAACATTCATTTTGAACGCCCCGGGATGTATGAAATTTTTGTGGAAATATACCCAGGGACAGTAGAGGAAAATCCAGAGTCAACTGGGGCTATACATTCAAATTCAGCATTCATCTATATGGATAATAACCCCGAAGAAGATGGGGAGGAAGCTGATGGCCAGCAGTAACAATCTCTTGACGAGCGGATTAAGGCGCTGGGGACACAATGACAACACTTCTGGTGGGGGAGGCGACATGGAATCACGAGTAGCTAGATTAGAATCTGATGTCTCTCACATCAGAGCTGACATTGCAGACACAAAATCTGATATCAGAGTGTTATCCTCAGATAGCTCTGACCTTAAAGCAAACATGTTGGTATTGATACAAAAAATAGATGGTCTTTCTGGTGTTGTAGCGGATATAAAAAGAACAGTAGAAAATTTACCGTCATCAGACGTAATAAACGGTAAATTTGATTTAGTTGATAATAAATTAACAGAGATGGCAGACAAAATCTCTAAGCGCCCATCTGAAGACAAATTAAATACAAAATTCACTGATCTTAATGGCAAGATAGATCTGCTTGCTGAGAAGACTGAAGGCAAGTTAAAAGATGTCAGACTTCATATTATTTTATGGATTCTCGGCCTGCCGTCAGTGATATTTGGGGTGTACAAACTGTACCAAGTACTTGCTGCAACCGCATAAAACCCGCAATCGCGGGTTATTTTTTGTCTGAATCTTCATAACGCGGTGGTATCTCTTTCAGCGATTTATCAACAGCAGCTCTGATTATGTCGAGTTGTTGAGATATTTTTAAAAACCGGTCTATGTCGGATGATTTTGTAGACTCAGCCAATAGAGCCATATCTTTTTTCATCGCTTCAATCTTCTCTGCTTGCTGCTCTGCTTGTTTGAATGCCTGAGCCAATACCATAACTTGGGAATATGCATCACCTTTGATGGGCATACTCCGGAGAAGAGATTCAATAAGACGGTAAGATTCCAACCGGTAAATTATCTCCTGCTGAAGACTTCTATGCGACTCTGCGGCTTCCTTTTCTATTTCCTCCCGCATCTCTGGCGGCATACGCAGTGGGTAAGGGGCTATCCTGCTCATGGTGACTCCGAATGATTCATTTTCTTGAGTCTATAATCCGGAATGCAACTTGACAAGGGAATCCATATGGATCACTATTATCATAACGAGGTATGATTTAACCAATAAAAAAGGAGTCCATGTGAATCAAAAGGCAAGCAGAATCCCTCCGTACCCTTTACGGATGCCTACTGAGGTTCGGGAGTGGTATGAGAATGAGGCGGACAGCAATGCTCGGTCACTAAATGCAGAATTAGTGAAAATTTTAATTGATAGAAAAAACCGAGTGGAAGGGCAGAGAAAAAATGCTCAATAAAGAGAAAAGACCCCACCCGAGCGAATCGAATGAGGCCTTAACGTCAAATACCCTTGCGACAGGAATAAGTGACATGAACAGTGTAGCGAAAACAGACTTAACTTTCCAGAACTTCACATTTAACCCGGTTACTGAAAATGGTCAGGTGTGGCTGACTTCTGCGGAATTGGCAAAGGCCATTGGATATAAGAAAACGGATGCGATCAGCCAGCTTTATTCCCGTAATGCTGATGAGTTTACCAACGCAATGACAACGACCCTCAAAATGAGTGTCGTTAGAAAAACCGGTACAGTCGATATGGTTGTCCGCCTTTTCTCACTGCGTGGCGCTCACCTGATAGCGATGTTTGCATCAACGCCGGTCGCCAAACAATTCCGTAAGTGGGTGCTGGATATTCTGGATCGTGAAATTGAACTCGGTAATCATTCGCCAGGGTTTCACTATCACTACCCGATTGAATCTGCTGATGTGCATGACCGTAAATTCCAGAACTCATGGTTAACAGCGCGCCGGTTGCTCGATGAAAGAAACCCGGCACCAGATCTGGCGTTACTCGACCAGTTAGAAGCTGATGGTTTTGATGTAACAGGAGCAAAGGCTCGTATTTATGCACTGTACAACGTAGCTGAAACCACCGTCAGTATGGAGGATGTTTTTGCAGAGTCAGGGAAAATGCTGCAAAGACTCAAAGATAATTTTAAATGGGGAGCCAAAACAGGGGGATTGAACGTAACTTTTGAAGGAAACGAAAAAGGATTGGTATATGGCGGATTTAAAAAGAGGCATATCGGATGCCACTAAAAACAGAAAAGCCAACAGGTGCGAACTGTTGGCAATTCCCAAACTTAACCATGATGGAGAAGTTTCATGAGTCAAATTACATTAGCAAACAATAAAGCAGTTGTCACGCAAAGTCGCTTTACGGTTCCTGAAGTCTACTACCGTGATCAGAAGGTAATCACTACTGAATCACTGGCGGTGGGGTATGGGGCTGACGCGAAAAACATCCAGGACAATTTCTCAAACAACAAAGATCGATTTGTTGAAGGAAAACATTATTTCAAGCTGGAAGGTGAGGAATTACAATCGTTTAAGAGCTACCCCGATAATTTCGGGTTAGTTAATAAATTTGCCAGACATGTTTATCTCTGGACTGAACGCGGGGCATCACGGCATGCCAAAATGCTGGAAACAGATCAGGCATGGGACTACTTCGAGTTACTGGAAGAAACCTACTTTAATTCCCGCAAAAAGAACGCAGATCTGATAAGTAAAAAAGACCTGGCCTTGATGGTGATTCAGGCGGAGGAAGAAAAAGAAATTGCATACGCCCAGCGTGACCAGGCGATAGAAACAAAAGCGTGGATTAGCCGCCGCCGTGAAGCTACAGCAATGGCTACGGCATCGGTCGCTGTGCGTGAAAAGAATGCTCTCGCCGCGAAACTTGGTGCCTGCAAAAAACACGCTACGGTTTTGGCGGTTGAGAATATGACCGAAACAAAATTCAAATGGCATCCGCTCAAGAAATGGTGTGTCGACAATGGAGCAGAGGTTCTATCTGTTCCTGATGAACGCTACGGAAAAGCGAACTCCTATCCGGCTGCGGCATGGAAAGCGGTTCACAATGTGAATATTGCAAAATTGTTCTGACACCCACAGGCCACGGACGGCCTATGGATTACGGTGTTAACTTACTGATATTAAATGAATTAACAGTAAAAAATAAGCCAGAAATAGCGTTTTGGATCTCGAAATCAAATAAGTTAAACATATCAAATACCTACGCCTCTTTATTGGGGCTTTCGTCGTTGGAGCAAACCATGTTCGGACTACCAGAAATCCCCAACTGGAAGGGCATTCCAGACGCTGCATTAGATGCCGGAATCAGCTTCGGCGGCGCGACACTCATCAACAAACTGTTCGGCAACTATTGGGGGATATTCAATCAGTACGGAGTGCCGCTGCTGTTGGCTGATAACGTCCTGTCATTGCAGTATCAGAACACAAGCCGGGTCGTTAGTGCTCCGATTGAGAAAGGCACATTTGCCAGCTACAACAAAGTCGCCGACCCGTTCAAAGCTACCGTGCAGCTGAGCAAGGGTAGCGGCGGCGCGCTGGAACGTGGCGCATTCTTGGCGCAACTTGAAATCCTCGCTAAAAGCACCCTGAAGTTCATCGTCATCACGCCGGAGTATGTCTATAAGTGGGCGAACATCACCGGTTACGACCTAGTGCGCGAAGCCAGAGACGGGGCAACGCTGATTAAGGTGAACGTGCATCTGGAAGAAATCCGCGAAGTCACCGTTAAGTATGACGAGGAAAAAGTAAAAAACCCTGATGATGCCAAGAAAAAGGATGCGGGTGATAAAACTCAGGCGGCTGAATCTGGCTCGATGGAGGGGACGCTTCAGGAGTTGGCTGATATTTACAATGACCCCGACAAGTCAGCCCTGAAGAAAATATCTGATAGCGCTCAGGTTATTTATAAGGGGCTGGAAAGCGCATGGGGAAACCTGAACAACATCGGAGAAGATACAAAATTTATGGTTAACCAGATAACCGGAGGCTGATGTGATAACAGAAATCCCCCTTTCTCCGACACCGAACCAATCACTCTCATTCATTCTCGGCGGCAGCACCTATGACATCACACTCGAATCCCGGCTCGATAACCTTTTCGCTACCGTGGTGAAAGACGGTGAATATCTGGCATGCAACCGCATCTGCCGGAATATGACTTACATCTGCCAGTGGCTGGTATTTGCGGACACGGTAGGTAACACAGACCCGGTTTATACCGGCCTTGGCTCACGATACAGGATGGTGTGGATAGATGGCGTTTAACCGGAAAGTAATCAGGCTGACTCTTACCCTGAACGGGAAAGATGAGTCATTCACATCGGACAGCCAGAACAAACTGGAGGCTGTCGGACTGCGTATCATTGCGGAAATTAACTTCGGTAACGGAATGCCTGCACCGTCGGCCAGGCTGCGGGTTTATGGCCTTCCTGCTGAGACGATGAATAAATTACTGCGGATTCGGTGGAAGGATTTGGATGGTCTGCGCGACAGCGTCATGGTTGAGGCGGGTGATCAGGGTGAAGACCTCATAACCGTATTCAAGGGAGGCATAACGTTTGCCTACCCCGACTATGCCGAAGCGCCGAATGTCTCCCTTATTATCGAGGCTCAGACCGCTGTTCTTGAGGCTATGACCCCGAGTGACGCTGAGAGCTATGAAGGCACTCACGATGTCATAAACATCATGGGAAATGTCTGTAAGCGCATTGGTTACACACTGGAAGACAACGGAATTAAGCAGCCGCTTGAGAACGTTTATCTCTGCAATACCGACATCAGCAAAATCAAATGGCTGGCAGAGGCTGCAAATCTCGATCTGTATGTTGAGCAGGGGAATATCGCCGTTACCAAAAAAGGACAGCCAAGGAAGCTTAAAATTCCCGTTGTTTCCCCTGACTCTGGCCTGGTTGGCTACCCGACACCGACAAAAGAAGGCGTTCAGTTCAAGTGTTTTTACGATCCGATAATTCGCTTTGGTGGCCTTGTCCGCATTAAAGACAGCATTGTCGAACGGTGTAATGGCGACTGGATAACCTACGGTGTCCGCGTAACGCTGGAGACAGAAACAGAAGGCGGGCGGTGGTTCATGGACGTAGCAGCATACCCAAGGTGGCAGGATGAAAAAGCAATTAAACGATAACCTCAAGCTTCCGTTCTGGCCGCAGGATTTGGCGGGAGGTGTCCGGTCTCAGGAGATGATAATCAACAACCTGATCGGGAAAATGGGCACAGTAACCATCTGTAAAATCGTGAAAGTGAAAGGCGGCGGAACCGGCGCGGTCGGAATGGTTGATATCCTGCCGATGGTGTTGCAGATGGATGCCGGGGGGAATATTTACGAGAACGCGGTCATCTACAACGTGCCTTATTTCCGGTATCAGGGTGGAGCAAACGCGGTGATTATTGACCCGAAACCGGGAGACATCGGAGTTTGCCTGGTCTGCACCCGTGACATTTCCAGAGTGAAGCGCACCAAAAAGCCAGCCGCTCCGGACAGCCACAGAAAATTTGACTGGTCGGACAGTCTGTATATCGGCGGTATTCTGAACGGTGCACCGGTGCAATACATTCACTTTCTGGAAAGCGGAATTGACGTTGTGTCGACCGGCGTTATCACGATGAAAGGCACAGAGATAGTGCTGGATGCACCTGTGAGAACCACAGCAGCAGTGCAGGCTGCTCTGGATATCACCGACAACACTGCATCAGGAAACAGCCAGACAATGGCCTCTATGCGCGTTATTTACAACGGGCATACCCATCACGAGAACGGCCAGGGTTCAAACACCAATAAACCGAATCAGCAGGTTTAATATGAAAACACTTTTTGTTCACCCTGACACATGGGATTTAACTCTCGACGTGTCGGGGAATATTGCCGTGGCTTCCGATCAGTACGCGATAGCACAGTCCGTCGCGAACAAGTGCCGTGTGTTCATGAAAGACCTGTACTACGCGCAGGAGGACGGCATTCCGTACCTTGAGGAAATATTAGGGCGTAACCGATTCTCATTGTCGCTTTACCGGCAGTATCTTCAGGACGCAGCTCTTTCGGTGCCGGGAGTGGTTACCGCAAAGGTCGAACTCAGCACGGCAAATGACAGGGTTGTGCGCGGCCGCATTTTATTCACTGACACCAACGGGAGAGAGGGGGTATTAGAATTATGATCCCACCGGTTGAGATAACCCCGAAAGGGATACTGGCACCCACCACACAGGAAGTCACCGCTGGTCTGTGGCAGCTTATGCGCGGGTGCTTTGGCGATAACATCAACACTGATGCAGATACACCGCAGGGGCAGTTGGTCACCACACTGACTGCCATTATCACAGATGAACGAAACTTCATGATCGGGTTACTGAACAGCTTCGACCCGCGCTATGCATCCGGCACCATGCAGGACGCTATCGGTTATATCTACTTTTTACAGAGAAAGCAGGCGACACGCTCAGTCGCTGAATTAACCTTTACCGGCCTGTCTGGGATTACAGTTCCAGCCGGTTTTGAAGTGCAGGATGAGCAGGGTCGGACATGGTTCACGAATGCTGAGGATACTATAAAAAGCACCGGCACCGTGACGGTTAATGCCAGTTGCGCCGATGCCGGAAGTAATGACGCTCCCGCAGGGACAATCAACCGGATCACCCGCAACATTACCGGTGTTGATTCTGTGACCAATGAAAAAGCAGCCATTCCCGGACGCAACGCAGAGTCCCGCCAGGAGTTTGAATTCCGCAGACAGCAATCTGTGGCGATTAACGGTAAAAATACCAATCAGGCTACGTACGGCGCAGTGTCCAATATCAAAGATGTTATTGACTGTTACGTTATTGATAACCCGACGGACGAAACGGTAACGACGGGGAAAACAAATTACCCGCTCATCCGAAATTCAATCGCGGTTTCTGTCGTCGGTGGTGATGACGATGAAATAGCAAAGATGATCCTGACTAAAGCCGGTTCCGGGTGCTCGTTTGTCGGTAACACCGAAGTGACATATGAGGATAAAGAAAACTTCCCGTACATGCCGCCGACATACAAGGTTAAGTTCATCAGGCCGGAGCATATCCCGGTAGAGTTTGTGGTGACTTTTGAGGATAAGCTGCTGCTGACCTATCAGGAGAAGGAGGCGGTTAAATCAGCCATTCTGGAAGAGTTCAAATCAGGACGCGGTAAAGGACAGATAGCGCGACGGCTTATCGCCAGCGATTATATTTGCACTGTGGCTCAGTCTGCGGCCAACCGGCTGTTGTCGGTTCAGGTTAGCAGGAAGGACGGTCAGATTGGCAATTATGTTGATTTCGGTATTGATGAGTTTCCTGTGCTATCGCCGGACGATATAAGGATAGAGTGATGATTGACATCAGAGAAACATTGCTCAGTCAGTATGCCAACTCCCCCATCATTACCACCATCCTTAAAAACTCCAACGAAGCTATAGACCCTAGGCACAATGCGGATGAGTTCTATAATCTGGCTGTTAACGTTCTGACGGCTCAGGGTTTTGGTCTGGATATATGGGGAAGGATTGTTGGCATTGGTCGGGGTATATCGATACCTGATCCGGGCGCTGATTATTTCGGGTTCGACGGGACTGAAAAATATCTGCCATTCAACCAGGCTCCGTTTTTTGGTGATATCAACGGCCAGGCATCATATCAGATGGATGATGAGACCTATCGCGAGGTCATCATGATGAAGGCGTATGCGAACATAGTGTGCGCCACCGCTCCGAATATTAATTCATTTTTGAAAGCTTCATTTACCCGTGGTCGGGCGTATTACTTAATCACCGGACACATGACGGCAAGATATGTATTTGAATACCGGTTATCAGAATTAGAGAAAAACCTCATCTACAACCACAACATTTTACCTCGTCCGAGTGGTGTTGAAATAAGCATCAATGAATTGCCGGTCAATGAATATTTCGGGTTCTACAAAACCGGATTCCAGCCTTTCAGCCAGGCTCCTTTCATGAAATAGGTACCAAATGAAAAACCCAAAATTAATAGTGAAGCCTTTCGCAAAGAACGGGCAGAAAAACGTCATCCCTGAAAACTACGAAACCAGCATGGAAAGCAACCAGGCAACATGGGATCAGGGCTTCGGTCAGATAACTATGCTTCCTGTTGCAGCAGGAGGTTTGCCGCCAAAAGGTCAGGATTTTAACGGCATCTTTAACCAGATCTCCGAGAATATCGTTTATCTCTCTCAGGGTGGCCGGTTTAAATTTTCAGCGGAGTACGCGGAAGCAATCGGTGGATATCCGAAGGGCGCAATCCTGCAGTCAGACGATGAGAAAAAAGAATACCTGAGCCTGATTGATAACAACAAAGTCGACTTTAATACAGCGTCCGATATCAGCGCATCATGGAAACTTGTTAACACTGACGACCTGCTGGCTCAGATAGCCAGTAAGCAGCCGAAAGGTGATTACGCAACTAAGGCTGAGCTTAATAGCGGATTGTCCGGTAAGCAGCCAGTGGGGGATTACGCCACAAAAACAGAAATTGGGTTAAAGCTCGATAAATCCGCTCTTGTATCAGAAATCGGTTACAGCAATGAAAAAGTCATGGATCAGCGGATTGTCACAAACGAGCTGGCGAAGCGGCTTCTTATTTCCGACATGGTAAATGAAGCCGGACTCAGTGACAAAAAAGTGATGAGCCAGAAAGCTGTGACAGAGGAATTATCTCAGCGACCGACAAAGAACGATGTCAATAATTCCATTACTGCAATTAATGATGAATTAGCGAAAAAAGGGAATAAAAACACGGCTCTTAAATCGTCCCGTGGCTGGCATAAGGATGAGTCAACCGGAATGATAATGCAGTGGGGGGATTGGTCTGTCGGTGAAGGTGGC